GGATTATTGATTCTGAAGAGTCTGGATTTTTTCAAAACCTTCTTAAAGATCAAAAACAAAACGGAATAAAACTATCCATCGAATTGACAAACGAAATCTTCAACAGCGGAATAGACATCGGTAATGAAGAAGAAATGTCAAATTGGTTAGAGATTAAAAATTCGGGCAGATGAAACCAAGATTAACATTTAACGAAGAAATAAATCAGTGGGTCCTTGAAACACCAGTAGTATTGAATTTAAGGCAGGTGGATAATGTCGTAAAATTCACTTTTGAAATTTATAAAAAACGACTTATTGGACTGATCGGAGAGAAGAGAAAACGAATGGAACAGGCTTTAAAATTATTGAACAACAAAAATATACAACAAAAATTAGTTGGTCCAGAACCAACGTTTTATTTCGCAGGTAAATATTAAATTATGGCACAAACTTTCACCTCTTACAACTCAGGAATATCCTTCGCAGCATCTAAAGTGATGGGGGGAATTTATAACCGTCACGCATCTGAGATTTTAAAAATACGAAGGGTTGGTTTAATTAATGGACAGACCGCAGCGGTTACAGGTGTTCTTTGTAATCTTGAATTTAGATTAACCACAGGAACGCCAACATGGACCTCACCTGTTGCTGGTGTACTTACTAAGCATGATAGCACCAACACACCACCAACGACATACGACCAAGGAAATTCTGGTACATTTTCTGGTGGAACATCAACGGCACTGAGGCGCACGAACTGGTCAAGTGATGAAGCAGCCGTATCAGGTGCAACGATGGATGAAATGGAATGTTTCATTCCGCTAAATATTATTTTTGATGCAGGTTATGGTGATAGTAATGTGCAACCATTGACACTAAATCAAAATCAGATGGCACACGTTTATAATATTTCGGGTGCAGCAGGTTTACTTGATACATGGATAGAGTTTACTAAAGAATAATTTAATGGCTTCTGATACTTACATTTCACATAATAGAACATATCATAATATTTCAACAAGTGTTATGAATATCGGTACATTAATTAATTATTCTCCTGACATCATTTTAAAAGTTTATAAAATAGGTTTTTCAAATGCAGCATTAAAGGGATTTAATGCAAATACATTACTTGCAAAAACATTTATTTGCACAGGAGTAAAAGGATTTGAACCTTTGATACCATCAGACATTCTTCATACAAATTCAATTGATAAGTTTAATGGTGGAATTGCTCATGGATCAAGTGGAATGCCTGTTGTTGTAACAAATCCAGAAAATCAAATTCCATGCGTAACAAAAGAATTATTTAGGGCATTTTATTATTACAGTGAGGAAACTCTAACATCAGGCTGGGGTGGGACATACGGTTTGTATGCTAAATATTTGATGATGCCTGAATATCAATTAGTATATGAATGTAACAATTCACAAACGCAACCTATAACATTACGACAAGACGAAGGGATATTTATTTTAAATAGTGTTTACACACAATCAAATAAATATACAGATACATATTTTGAATTTACTATTGAATAATGGAAAGTTATATAATAAGAGAAACGATTGATTATCATTGCGCTGATTATGGTGCAATGTATTATAGTAATCCGGCAGGATCGACGAATGCTGTTGATGTTTTAAATTTTGTAAATCAGACATCATTGTTGTCAATTTTAAACAAAAGAAATTCGGGAAAAATAATTACAATTAATGATATAAAATTATTTAATAATGACAATGTTGTTACAGTATCAGGTTCTTTTAAATATATATTAGCACAAGCAACAAACATAGAAGGTGGATATTTGCAAACACCTGTAAGGTACAACAGCACCACAGCATCGGAAGTATATGCTGGAATTGAAGTTCGAACATTTGGTAAAAGTACACAGGGAAATGTTTTAAATCGATTAGGTCCAAGAAGTTTGTATCCAAATATTACATTTTGGCATGACTTTAGGTACAACGGTGGAAATAAATTAGCTAATGGAAGAATTTACTGTTCTTGTGACAGAGGCGGATCAACACCAATTATATTAAGATACGGAGAAGGAATATCGTTTAGGTCAATACAAAATTTGTATTCAGATAGTGTATTTGTCAATATAACAATACAAGACGATGATAGCAACAATGGATTTGGAGTTGCGTCATATTCATTTCCAACAAATATTATAAAAGAAAGCGATGTATTCTCAATTAAAAACAATGAATCAGGAAAAGTTATAAAAGTATTAAGCATTGAATTTGATTATAAAAATCCAGCAAACGCAATGAATGGTGGCGCATCAGATGCAAACCTAAGCGCAGGGATAATATCTATTTGCAAAATATGCGGAACAGATCCATCAGGACAGACAGTTACGCCAATAAAAATGAACTCAACAAATACATTGGGCGACACAGGTATTGAAACAAAAAGATATGCAAAATCAATATTATTAAATTCATTTGAAACGAGATGGGGACCATTACCAGCGATACACAGACTTAGTACATTATACAACGGAGATACGCAGACCGCAACATACGAAAGAATACAAACTGTTTCAGAAATTAAAGGTGGAAGATTTGCACCAATAATATTAAATGAAGGTGAAGGCATTGGATTATTTTCTGAAATCGTACCTATTGGTGGAATACACGAACTAATAATGGAATACACCATTACAGAAATCCCAGCACCCCCATCAAGCGGAGGCGAAACAGCCTATGCCTACCCTTAACCAAAGAAACACAAGAAGCTTCGTCAAAGCACTCATTTCATGAGAAGTTGGTATAAGCCGGGGTGGTTCCCGGCTTTTTCGTATTAAAAAATAGTATATATAAATAAAAAGAATTATCTTTGCAATACAATTACTAACCAAAACAGTTCACAGTGTACATAATTAGCTACACCGGACAGAATGATAAGACCATGCGAGAGATAGCCAAGGTGCATTCTCAAACATTGGTTTGTTTGGATTCGGGGACCAGCTTTAGAACTAAAATCCACTCAGGGTATATCCCCTCCAATGTTCAGTTAGAAATTACCAAAAGGCCCGAAAACACAGAATTCCGATTAATACAAGGCTTAGAAGCCGAGGACATAAAATCTTTATGGCTTTTCAAAAAGAAGATTCAGGAGCCAACCGGAAACACAAGAACCCAAATAAAGAAAATCCTCACTGGCAATTTAAACAAAGGGGTAAGCCCAATATGTCCAAGTGAATTCATCATGGATATACTTCATGAGATAGACCCCAACTGGACAATACAACATGCTATAAAATGGGTAACCGACAATTGCCCAGTAGATGATAAACAAATCCAGCTAAACTACAGACTACTCAGCCGAGACATGAGCACATACATGGTTTACCTGGACAATTTCTCAGAAATATACCAAAGCTTATGACCTCAGAAGAGATAATCCAAAAGGCCCAAGCCGAAATAGATCAACTGGAAAAGGCAAGGATCAAGATCAATAAAGAAACAGACTTCGCCATTGAGACCATAAGAAGAAAGGCACAGAGGCAAATAGAGTTTGAGGCGAATAAGTCAATAATTGGAGATTTAGGATAAGTAATAAATAAAGTTAGGTAACCCTAACATTTATAAAAATATGGTTATAAAATTCATAACTACTTAATAGTCAGCAGCAAGGCAACAGCAAAGCAATGAGTGGCAAAGGAAAACATCCAACTAATTTAGCTAACCTTAAGAAAGGGCAGGGCCATTTGGCTAAAGACCCAAGAGGTTTTCAGCTTAAAAGTGCGGCTGTGCAAAAACAAAAGGCCACCATTCGCAGGGCATTAGTTGCAGCAATTGAAACTGGCTTCATGACCATTGAATCCAAGGACGTTGAACTGTTAGACGAGAAGGGCCAAGTTATAAAGGTTGACTTCGCAAAGGCCCGAATGAAAGTGCCCAACAACCAGGCAGTGGCAGCGATGATACTGGCCGAGGTTATGAAGAAGAATCCTAAGTTCACTGAGATAGCAATAAACCTCCAGGAGAATTATAAGAACCGAGAATTAAAGGCAAAGGAAAAGACAGCCGATGCCGCCCAGTCCATGGCCGAATGGTTCAATGGGGTTAAAGTAGAAAAGCCATTGGAGATTCCGATTACACCATATGAAGAATTAAACCGCAGCCCTGAATGATCGGAACAATTGACATATGGGAAACGGTTACCCCGGTTTATTATTGGAATAAATCAGCAACCCAGCCGATTGTAATAAATCAGGGCGGCACATATTCCGGTAAGACGGTTGGAATATTACAGCAATTGATAGACAAAGCAATCGAACAACCGGGCGTAAGGGTGACAGTAACGGCCCAGGACTTCCCGAAACTGTATGATGATCCGCTAAAGGAGTTCAAAGCACTAATCAACCAAAATAAAGTAAAGCCTGTATTTGTAGACCCTACATTAGATCGAGGGCCTTTCAAATTAAAGAACGGATCAGAATTTACTTTCCGATGTTTTCAAAACTATGAAGATGCCAAAGGAGCTAAAAGGGATTACCTGTATGTCTCCGAAGCTCCGGGCGTACCATATGATGTTTTCTTCGAACTGTGGATGCGTACCGAGAAGCAAACGTGTATGGATTACAACCCAACGGCTCGATTCTGGGCGCATGACAAGCTGCATCCGAGAGAAGATGCAATGGTTATAATCTCCACATTTATGGATAACCCTTATGTAACTGAAAAGAAAAGGCAGGAGATTTTGGCTTACTATCTGAACTACATTCAAACAGGCTCCGAGGAATGGCTAAACAAATGGAGAGTTTACGGTCAAGGTAAGACCGGAACAGTATCTGGCATGGTTATCCCGAATTACAAAGTAGTTAGCAATTTCCCAGATCCGTATTACCTAAGATCGAACAAGGACGGTTTAACCCATGTGTACGGCCTTGACTTTGGCTATACTTCAGACCCGACAGCAATCGGCAAACTTGGAGTCAGAGCAGAAAACAACCGAATAGTAAGCCAACAGATATTTTACGAACAGGGCGTAAACTCCTTTGATTTGCCGGAGATATTCCCAGACTTGGGTATTCGTAAGGGTGTTGACATAATCGTAGCTGACAGCGCAAACCTGCAAGCCATAGACCTATTGGTACGACATGGCTATAAAATGGTTGCAGCGAAGAAAGACCCCGGATCAGTAAAGGCAGGAATTGAGCTAATCAATAAACACGGACTGGATGTAGTATCAGGAAGCGAGGATTTTATCGAAGAATTAAACCGCTATGTGTACCGAAAGACCAACGGAATATTCAACAAGGACCTTCCAATTGATGCATGGAATCACGGAGTTGACCAGACAAGATACGCAGCGACATACTTCATTTACGGATGGGGTGAACTGAGGGGCAAGATTAGAAAGCAACAAAAACCAAGAAGAGCATATGCAATATCAAGATAGTAGTAATTGTGAAGTAGTTTTTTCATTGGCCCGGCCGCTTCATGACCCGGCGGCTGGGTTTTTTGATTTGCATAAATGATAAAATTAAGGCAGATATGAAAATTGTAAAAAAATGACAACAGCACTGATAATAATATTCATCCTCAACATGATCCTAATAATGCGAATTGAGGATTTGCACACGAAGATCAGGGACTTGAATAACGATGTTATACGGTTGCGTAATCGGGAAATCCAATGTGACGAGGTAAATGTTTATGTAGATGATGTGAAAAAGATTAGGGGCATAATTGATGAAGTAAATAATTAAAGAAAATGAAAAAAGAGAAAAAAGTAGCTCAATTATCTATAAGAATGCACGAAAAAGACCTTCAAGTATTAAAAGAAATTTGTCCTAAAAATCTATCTTATGCGGTTCAGCTATGTATTAGAAATTGGAAAGCAAAACAATTAGCATGAAAAACAACTTCGACAAAGCGGTTATAATAATGATCTTCATTTTGATCTTGGTCAGTGCAGTTTGCAAATGCCAAACAAACGATACAATAAAATTTCCTTTAAACATTCAGTTAATTGACGGCCGTAATCTTCATTACAAGGATTACAATGAGCTATACGAATATACCAGATCATTAGAACTAAAGGTCAGGAGACTTGAGGCTCAGATCAGGAGGAACGGATTTGAAAATGGAAAGAAGTAAACAGTGAAATAATGATTGAGTATTTAAAAAATTTACTAATTATAGGAATCGCATCGCTTGTATCAATCGGAGTTGTTTATTTGTGCTTCGATATATGGGATAAAAAACTAAAGGACCATGATTATTTTTTTGTTGGTCTAATATTGGATACCAACACAAGCAGAACCAAGATTATCAAGAAGGTGGATTTTGAGCATCGTAAGCAAACAGTAATCTGGGACACGTTTGAATTAAAAATAAGCAGTGACTTAAAAAATCGAAGTCATTACCCTGAAACAAATATAGACCTTAACGAGTATTTTATTGACACCATAAAGCAAACAGATGAAGGCTTAGTATTAAAATACAGACCTAAAAAAGTAAATAAATAAAATGTCACAAGAGCAAAATACTAATCCTATAAGAGTTTTAAACCTTTACGCCTGTTTAGGTGGGAATAGGGCAAAATGGGATGAAGTGGCAAACATTGAAGTTACAGCCGTTGAATGGGATGTAGAACTTGCAAGATTATATCAAGAAAGATTCCCAAATGACAAGGTAATTATTGCAGACGCACATCAATACTTATTAGACCATTTTAAGGAATTTGATTTTATTTGGAGTTCGCCGCCTTGTCCGTCACATAGCAAAATTAGAATAACTCAAAAAACAAGAGAAAACTTTAAGTTTACTTATCCTGATATGAAACTTTATGAAGAGGTAATTTTCTTAGATAATTTCTTTGATGGAAAATATGTAGTTGAAAATGTGATACCATATTACGAGCCATTAATACCAGCGAAGAAAAGAGGAAGGCATTTATATTGGACAAATTTCAACTTACCTAATGATATTGGGGGCAGAAAAGATGCTAATGGATTGATAAGTGGGGCAAAAGATGAAGTAAAGCAATGGTGCAAATTTCATGAATATGATTTTTATAAATATAAAGGAGAGCAAAGGGTTGATAAAATAGCCAGGAACTTAGTTGACTATGAAGCCGGAAAAACAATCTTTGCAACCGCTATGGGAATAATCATACAATCAAAAATAAAAACACCTTCATTATTTGAATAAGTCAACCAATAACTTTACCAACAACTTAAAAAAGTAAATATATAACTTAACAAAACTAAAAAAATGAACATATCAGGCAAAATCCACAAAATATTTCCCGAAGAAAGGAAAACGGATAAATTCACCATGAGAAACTTTGTCCTTGACACTGGCGCAAGGTACGGTAACCTTGTGATCTTCCAATTGACAAACGACAAGTGCGAACTTGCCGACAAAGTAAAGCCAGGGGATAACGTTGATGTCTCATTCGACATTGTGGGCAATGAATCAAAGGATAGGTTTTTCGTTAACCTCAACGCATTTAGAATTGAAAGGAGCTAAAAGCCTAACAATTATGAAGGAAATCAAACTAACCCAGGGAAAGGTTGCTATTGTGGATGATGAAGACTTTGAAAAACTTTCAATGTTTAAATGGCAATTGAGTAGCTATGGATATGCAAAAGCAGTAATCAACAAACGACATACTTTTATGCATAGACTAATTATGAATGCACCAGAAGGCATGGTAGTAGATCATATTGATGGGGATAGATTGAACAATATTAAGAAGAATTTGAGAGTATGTACCGTAAAAGAAAATGCAAGGAACATTAAGCCAAATACAAGCGCAGAGGTTAAAAGTAAGGGTGTGATTTTACAGAGAGGGAAATATAGAGCATCAATAACAGTTGATGGCAAACGGAAAAGTTTAGGAGTTTTTAATTATGAAAAAGAAGCATCCAACGCATACGACATTGCAGCCATTAAATACTTTGGCGAATTTGCAAGAACAAATCAAGAAAGGGCTAAGGTTATAAATAGATTAAGCGAACCAGTATTATTGTTTAACCTATGCTAATAAAACACTTAGACAATATCAACATGCGCCTTGCAATGGATAACCAAATCTTACAGGGCAACAAGTCAAACCCCAATCTTGATTTGAGAACACCAAAAGAAAAAGGTGGATTCAAATGGCTCGAATCACCGCAGGGATTTCCTTACTGGGAATGTCTGGACAATGGGGAAGATCCAACCAAAGTAAAGAAAGTAGAACCAACAAAGAAAACAACCAAGAAGATCAGAGCAATCGAAAGTAGAGGTGGAAAAAGAGAGAACGCAGGACGCAAAAGAAGCAATTATATTTCCGAGCTACCACAATCAAAGCAGATCATTTCAGTATCACCAGATCAAAATGTTTTACCAATGGCCCATAAAAGAGTGGTGCAACTCGTAATGGAAGTGAAGCATTCGGGTAAAGAGATATCAGCATTCAATCTTGCAAAAAGTATTCAATATGATTTTAAGGACATTTTAAATTTAGATAAATGAGAAAAAAATTAGGCTTATTTATGGGCATGGCACTAATTGGAGCAGCCCAAGGAATGGGTGGCCCAGGACTTCCCGAATTGCAAAAACCCAAAGGTAAATTAAAGCTGATTTGGAACGATGGGAGCGGACCGTTGCCAAAAGGTTTAAAGAAGTATTTAATCGATGGTGAGGAATTTATCGCAATCAACAAAGCAAATGCACTCAAGAAACACGCCAAGAAATACCCACACCATTTAAAGACACCGGATGTAGAACTTATTGATTAACACCAAAAAACAGCAATATGAATTTAATTGAACAAATGATTGATCTTTTTGAGTCGAACCTTGATGATAAGGACGCAGCGAAATTGATCAACCACAACAAACAGATCGTTGCACTTCTTCGACATGATAAAGGATTAAATGTCAGAATGAACGAGCTATTGAGACAAGCCAAAGGGGCAACCCCAACAGCGGCAACGGATGAACCAGCAAGGATTAAGATGAAAGCGATCAACTTTTCCCCGGCTGAGTTTAATGCCCCAAACCTACCACCACAGCCTGCGCCACCTGTGGATACTGAAATTAAGGCGCAAGCAGTTCAAGAGGCAGACCCGAATGAGAAGCAGATATTTGAACTGTTTAATCTTGGACAAGAAAAAGCAGAGGCAGAGTATGGGCTTGAAGGGTTTGTTTCCAAGGCAAAAGAACTGGGCGCAACATACAAAAAAGCACCTAAAACATTCCAGGATGCATGGGCTGTATTTGAGCATTATTTCAGAAAAACTTTAGCGGTTTGATCAAAGCCAAACTCATAAAGTCAACAGGGGAGGAACTTGTTTTGGATATTCCAGAAACAGGTTCAGAGATCAGTCTAAGTCAGGCACTTGATTTTGATTTCGAGTGCTTGACTTTGTTTGATTTTTTGAAAGAACATTCTGAGGATTTTGAGAAGCGAAAAGTAGATTACATTCTTCATCTGATTAACTGCCTCAAAGTATTTTATGGTGATATAGTGGACTTCTTTGATCTCGATGGGTCCTATGTGGAAAACATCGACACCGATGTAATGCATAAGCATTTCGAGACCATAAAAGGCGAAGTGAACGAGGATCAGGCGTATGATAGCCTCATGGGAATATTTAACCTGATATTCAGAGCGGTCAAATTATGTAAGCCTGAGTTAAGGGAAAAAGAGACTTTCATTTACAAGGATGAAACCTTTGTTTTCCCAACGGTCTGGAAGGATGCGCTATATCGAAGAATTAATTACCAGCCAATCACAGTAAAACAAGCCATCGAGACATTGCAAATACAAAGCAATTACGCTGAGGTGGTTAGAGAGCTAAAGCCAAACGATCAATCAATAGGTAATTTTTTATTTACCAAATACCTTTCAGAGCTTGCAATATTGCTTCTTAAGAAAGGTGAAGTATTGCCAACAGACGAAGCCGAGTTCAAACGACACATGGCAGACCGGATGAACTTCTTTCAGGATATTGATCTCCAAACTGCAATGGACATCGAACACTGGTTTGAACAGTATTATAATTCACTAAAAGAGGACAAAGAAAACTGGTATTACTTCAATTCAAAAGAACCGGATTCGCCAGATGAATTAAAGAACCAGGTCAAAGCAAAAAACAAGAACAAGGATGTAGCCCTGAGAATTGGCTGGAAATCCATGATCAGAAGGTTAATCGAAATAGGAGCGTTCAGGGGCAGATCTACCAATGATCTGGATTCAGTGAACAATGCCCCTTTTACCGATGCGGTTAAAATGATTTCAATTGATAATTCACAATAATTAAAATGAAGTACATTATAGGAATATTGATAATAGGAATTATACTGGTGGCCCTAACCATGGCTCCGGCTGTTCCATTGGTGAACACTCCACAGCTTAAGTATGTCACCCCGGATAATTTCGGAGCTATACCAAACGATCTTACAAGCGATTTAAAGGAAATTGAACTGTGCGTTCAGTACGCCAAGATGCACGGCATCACTTGCAGGATATTGAGAGGGCACTATATCAGCGAGAATAAAATGAACTATGGTAACACTGCCCGAATCATTGACCTTGACCAAAAATTAAACCAAACCAAATGAGCCAAAAGACCCAAATCAAAAGAGCCATGAAGGCAGTTAAAGAGGATTCTGAAAAAGTCCTCAGAGAGTTTATCGTTTCGCTTCCTCCCATGGTTGAAGAAGTAAAGGAGCTTAAAATTGTAAAAGGCTCAACGGTAATAGCTGAGGAACTGGCAAAAGGCAGAAAAGAAGAAGCCGCAAAGCATGATCCAGATAAAGAATACAAAAGGCTGTACACCACTTTAAAGATCATGAACCATGAAGAAAATGCAAGAAAAGCATTTCGAACTAAAGGGATCATGGGCCTTCAAACGTACAAACAAAAGGTCATTGATCAATACCACTATATCAAAGGCAAATACCCACAATTGGTACATGGCACGCCGGAACACGAAGCAACCAAACCAAAAGGCATACTTGTTAAAATGAAAAATCTATTTAAAAAATAACCATGGAATACTTAACACGAAAGAAGGTTCTCGAATTGATAAAGCAGGCCGTTATGTTTGCCCCGGTGGATATGGGATCAGCAAGGCCCAATTCATTTGCAATCATCAATGGAGTTGCAGACTTCAATCAAACCAATTTAGGGTACAAATCAGACGATATTCTCAATGGTGATGTGTGGACCAGAGAGCAGGCCACTTTGAATTATATCGAACTAAAATATCCAATTGTCTGTCCGGTGCTATATGGAGGAACCAGGAAGACAGAGTATTCCACAAAGCACCAATCCTATACCTTTGATGAAATTAGAATACTTGCTGCTGATCGGTATCATAACAACAAAGAGGATGTTACCACTTCCGAATCAAGGAGCGTTACCCAGATCATGGATGATACTGAGAAGGCTCTAAACAAGATTCTGGAATACCTTTTCAATGTTGCGGCCTACAAAGTAGAAGTCACCACAGGGGTATTTGTCGAAGATTATTTCAATAAGGATTTTCTGGACTGGGCTGACACGAATAATAAAATAGTTGGATACACCGATGCAGCGAACTCACACCAATATAATAACGTTTATAGAGTATTCATAGAAGGCAACACCAATCTAAGGTTTGACCGATTAGAATACCCGACTTCGACCGACATGATTGTAGGCACATGGCTCACACTAACCAGTGTAAGTTATCAGTGCGCAGACGGAGAGTTTGATTTCTTTGTTGACACCACGGCTGTAAATGATAGCCGTCCAATCTTCTTTGGAAAATGAAACACGTAAGGCGCATGTATAATGTATTGTGGGATAATAGAGACGGCTCATTGCCGATAATTATTAATGCGTCTGCAGTTGTGAAATGTTCCGAAAAAGCATATACCCAAGAAGTATGTCTGGCAATTGATGCGGCATCCAGCACTCACCAATTATACAACTTACCAAAACAGAATTGATAAACAAAGCCGAAATATTAAAATCCTTTGAGGTCGATCTGGCTAATCTTGCCGACTTCATGATCACCGATCTAAAGCGAGAGTTGATCGACCAGGGCCACATACTTACAGGGAAATTAAGGGATAGCATCGAGTTACTGAATGTCAATGTAAGCTCAGGAGCTATGGAGGCGTTTGTAGGACTTGAAAATTATTTTGGTGCACTGGATACCGGAGTGAGAGCAAGCAGAATACCATACGAGCCGGGCAGTGGTAAAAAGACATCAAAGTATATCGATGGCCTGATCAAGTTCTGGATGATAAAAAAAGGCCTTGGAAAAGAAGATGCCACCAGAGCAGCCTTCGCCTTAGCAAGAAAACATAAAAAGGAAGGGATGCCTACTCAATCCAGTTGGATACATTCCAGCAATGGAAGAAGGCTCGAATTCTTTTCCCGAACAGTAGAAGACAGCGACCATTACGATCAATTTGAAACCAACCTTCAAGACGAGTTAGAATCCATTAGCGACCAAATTATTAACACATTCCAAAAATCGTTACGATGAGCAGAGTAGTAGGTTTTAGTCTCAAATTAGAAGGTTCGACAACCACAATCAATGATATAGAAAGGGTTGAGACGGCATTGAAAGGAATAACCGATCAGATCAACAATGTAAAGAAGATCAATGTAGGCGTTTTAAAGCCTTTATTTGAAGGTCAGGCCCAATTCAAAAAAGCATTACAGGAAACTAACAAGATCATTGAGACCCAGGGGAAGCTACTAAATAACCTTGGCAATTCTGACAATGTGGACAAGTCAATTCTGGACAATATGTTGGCCACAATCAAGAGGCTAAAATCTGAGATCGACATTCTGCAGAAAGACTTAAACAATTTAAAAAGCCCGACAATAGCGGTGCCTGCACCGGATGGCTTGGATAAACTGGCAGACAGAGCCAAGCAAGTAACTCAAGACATTAAAGATATAGCCCCAGCATTTGAATCATTGGCTCAGGGCGCATCATTAAAATTCCTCAATCAAATTGCCGAGATAGATATCCGGCTTAAGACGGTAAAGGAAAACATAAATAAAACCAAAGCCAGTACATCAGATACCAAGTCAGGTGATTTATCCTTACTGCTTGCTGAGGAAAGGGCTTTAGCGTTACAAAAAAGAGAACTAACCAAAGAAATCAAAGAACAGGAAAAGGCATTTATAGCCAATTCTAAAGCGGTTGATCCGACTTCTATAATCGGGTTGCGTACCGAATTAAGTAAACTAAAGACTGAATACTTAAAGCTGGGCCAAGAAGCCAGAGAATCATCTGAGGGATTGGAAAAGCTTAACAAGATAGCTTCACTGAATACCAGCATTTCAAGTTTGGAACAGTCCACCGGAGATTTTAGAAGAAACGTTGGAAACTATCGGGATGCAGTAAGTGGCCTTATCCCAACATTGGGCCGACTTCAAGAAGCTGGATTTTTGGCAAACAAAGAACTTTTAAAAAGTTTCCAGGCAGAGCAAAAGGCTAAAATTGATATTCTAACCAAAGAAGTCAATGAACTGGCCTTCGCTTATACTAAGATGTCTGCCGAGGCAAAGAAAAGTGCAGACGGCATAAAAGTCTTTAATCAGTTAGAGGCCAAATTAAAGGAACTTGGAAGCGTTGCAGACAGCACCACCAATAAGTTTGGGGCATTCCGTCAAAAGACATTAGGCATTGCCGATATAGTTACCGGGGGATTAATTGGTGGCGGCCTTGTTGCTACATTCCAAACAGTATTCCAGGGGGTTAAATCGGCCATCGATATAAGCAAAGAGCTATCCGATGTTGAAGCAGATGTAAGGAAGACCACCGGGTTAACCTTGGAACAAGTCAAGCAACTGGAAGAAGGGTTTAAAAATATCGACACACGGACAAGCACAACCAACTTGTTGCGAATTTCAGCCGTTGCTGGGCAATTAGGCATCGAAGGGGTAAAAGGCATCGAAGACTTTACGAAAGCCCTGGACGTGGTATCTGTGGCCCTTGGTGATGATCTTGGAGGGGATGTAGAGAAGGTGGCAAACGATTTATCGAGATTATCCAACGTTTTGTTTGGTTCGACTACGAACGGAACCCAATTAGCCGAGAATATTTCCTTTATTGGGAACGCGTTGAATGAATTGGCTGCAAATTCGAGCGCAACAGGGGAAAAGATAGTTGAGTTTGCCGGGAGGATCGGGCGGTCATTGATTCCATTGGGGGCTTCTGCAGATCAGGTTCTTGCATTATCCGCAACATTTGACGAGTTAAATATCCTTCCAGAGCAAGGAGCAACAGCGATCAATAACCTGATTAAGGATATAGGAGCCAATACTAAGCTAATTTCCGATGTACTTAAAATCAACAAACAAGAACTTGAAACAGCCTTTAACACAAATCCTTTAGAGGCGTTTGATATTGTTCTTAAGAGGATTACCGAGCTATCCGGTGGTGATCAAACTAAATTACTTGGTTACCTAAAAGACATTAAACAAACAGGTGAAGGCGTTTCGACTGTGTTTTTGCAGCTTGGTAAAAATGCTGATATATTCGATCGCAATTTATCAATAGCAAGCCAAGGCTTAAGAAGCACATCTTCTTTGTTTGCGGAATTTGGAGCGAAGAATAATAACCTTGCCGGGTCATTTGATAAGCTGACTAAAAAGCTCCAAGACATAGCGAGCAATCCAGCTTTCGTAAAGGCGTTTGAGCTTATCGCAACAGGACTGGGAAATATAGCTGCTATCATTGGAGATTCTCTTGGTGCATTTGCAGGGCTATTTGAACGCCTCACTTCAAATGTGGGCCAAACCGGAAAGAGAGTTGAAGGCTCATTGTTAGGTATCAGGTTAGAGAATTTAAAACTGAGTGAAAGCAATTTTACCTTGCTCAAAGGAGTGGCCGACTTGACAAGTTTTGTCCAAAAGGAAGAAATCTCTTTAAAGAATACCATCAAAACCCTTCAAGATGAAAACATTTCAAGGAACACCAAAAAGAAATTAATTGATGATTTACTGGCAAAGTATCCAGGATTGGTCAATCAGTACGAACTGGAAGTTGCAAGTAATGAAAGGCTTTTGGAAATTCAAACCCAATTAACCCAAGTATTAAGAAGGGAGACTTACGAAAGAATAAAGCTCAAAACGAGAGAAGCACTTGAAACACAGTTGATTAACGAAGAAATAAGAATCGCTGAATTAGAATTAGGCAAAGGATTGACCGGAACACAAGAGGCTTTGATTTCTATATTCGGGCGCAGGGCAGAGGTTTTGGCTGAGGCAAAAAAACAATCGCTGGCCAATTTATCAGAAATCAAAACGAGAATAGGTGAGCTTGAACAAGTATTCGACAAAGCAGGAAAAAACATTCAGGTCAATGAACTTGGCAAAGGCGTTGAAGTAACATTCCTTAAAGTCAGGGATACATTGGTAGGGCTTACCAATCAAATTGAATCCTCATTAGAAAGCACCGATATTGGCAAGAGGATAAAGGATCAGATATTTGAACTATCCAAAGCATCCATAAGTCAGTTAAATTCACTGCCACAGAACGCCTCACAAGATCAGTTAAACGCAGCATATAAGAATGCCGAAAACCTGATTAAGCAATATGAGGCAGCCATTGTTTCTTCCGGTGAAAAAATCAAAGGTGCAATAAAAGGACAGACAAATGATGATCTTAAGTCAAAGGAAGCATCTGCAAAAAAATTGGAGGATTACATAAACAAAATCAATGAGTTAAAGCGAAGGCTCGAAGATTTAAGAATTGACTCCATCGATAATGAATTTGATAAGAGAGTCGAAAAAGTTAAACAGACTACTAAGATTGAGATAGAAGAAACCAAGATTAAATATGAAAAACAAGCTGAACTTGCAAAAGAGTTAATTGCCAAACTTGGAGAAGCTGAAACCAAAGAAATTGCCAGGATAAATGATGAGCGCAATCGAGAGTTAGAGAATGCCAAAAATGAATTGATCAAACTCAAAAAGGAGATTGACCAGATACTTAAGGAAACCACTCAAATCAACATTGAAACCAATATATCAGGGTTATCCTTTGATCTTTCTCAGGAAAAAAGACAGATCGAGATTGAGTATAATCTCAATTTTGACAATCTTAAAAAGCAATTACAGGAAGGTGTTATTTCCCAAAAGGAATTTGAGGAACAGTCGAAGCAGCTTGATCTTGACAGATTAGAGTCTCAACTGGATGTAACCACAAAGTACGAGCAGGCAGCAAGGCAGATGTACACCGAGTTGTATAATGCTCAGGTTAAACTAAATGAAGCCAAGCGAGACGAAGAAATACTCAATGTTAGATTAGAGGCAGATGCTAAAAGAAGGGCATTGCAGGAAGATGTCAGGACTGGCAAAGTAGATCCTCAAACTGGATTTTCCGGTGCCATCGCAATAGCCCAAGAAGAAAACGCTAAGCTTCTAAAGATAGATGCAAATCATAAAAATGGCCTTCAAAAATTAAACCAGGAAAGAGTTAAGAATGAGCAGGAAACTTCCGATCAGATTGTAGCGATTAATAAAAATATAGATGAAAAGAATTTTGAAAAATCGCAATCAGCAATTGACAGGTGGAAACTATCATGGGAAGAAGCACTCAGCGCGGTTACCGAACTGTCGCAAAATGCATCCGATTCAATATTTCAAATCAATTCCAATCGACAGGACAAAGAGTATAACGACACTCTGAATTATTTAGAGAAGGAAAAAGAAGCCAGGTTAAGACTCGTTAAAGGCAATACAGCGGAGGAAGAAAGGATTACAAGGGAGTTTGACGCAAAGAAAAAGCAACTCGACCAACAGAATTTTGAAAGCCAAAAAAGGCAGGCAATTTTACAAGCAACCATCCAGGGTGCACTTGCAGCTATCGCAGTATTCACAGTTCCAGATTTCACATTTGGTATTAAATCAGCAATTCAATTGGCCTTGATCACCGCAAATACACTGGCACAGATAGCTGTAATCAAATCACAGAATTTTGCCGAGGGAGGTTTTGGTCGAAAATTCATCAGGCAATCAGGCGAAGGAGGATACACCGGAGGAAGTCAGGCTCCTGCAGATCATACCGGAAAGAGACCAGTGGGAGTTGCAGTATTCCATGAAAACGAATATACAGCAACGGAGGAACAGGTGCGCGACAATAAGGAGTTGTTCGATGCATTGGAACAGGACCGGATAAATAGGAAAATAGGCAAAGGAGCGTCATTGAGCCAATACCTTAAACGCATGGCTTTGAGTGCAGTTGAAAAGAGAGAATCAGAGCCAGGTCTTTTGGCAAAAAGAAAGCCAAGGGATTTTCCGGTACTTTATCAAGCGAGCTATTTCCAGAAAGGACACAATACATCCATTGAGATAGGAGAGGAATTGATCGAGAGGTTAGCCAATACTATTGCCGACAGAACCGAGAAGGCAATCTCTAAAGGAGTTGGAAAAGGTTATGCCGAAGCGGTCAAACGAATAACCAAAGACGAAGTGAGAAAAGTAAATAAAGAACTCAAAAAAGCAATCTAATGGCGATCAATGTAGTAACATCCCCAGCGACCAACGCATCAGCACACGACAGTATAATATGGAAGTTCCAATTTACTTCACTGGGTTCGCCACCGAATCAAAAGCGAATGAATTATTATTTAGCGGATTCTTCCGGTAACCGACTGAGTGAAACATATACATGGACTCCTAAATCAACAGCCGAGGTTTTAACGGTGGATGTAGGCCCAATAGTAAGGTCGATACTCTCCACGGTATTTCCAAGCTGCAACATATCGGTTCAAAATGACAGTACTGTAGTTAAAGGAATTAAAATATACTATGGAGAATCTACTTTCAACACCACAACTTGTGCCGATGTAGTAAGTCCTGATAATGAGACATCTGTAGTTTACGCATGGAACACTGCTTTGAATAATGATAGCGCATCTGACTTTGTTTTTTCAGGTGGCAAAACCGGAGTGATCATGAACTCTTACCCTTCGAAGATTAGATGGAGCCCAGACAGTGAGCCTTATTTGTGGTACGCAGGGGCCGGAGTGGTACAGATCACATTTTATACAGCTGCAGGGGTGAGCCTTGGCACAACTTCTCATTCGATGCTTGGTGCTGCAACGGCAAAATATGTCTCATTGGATTGGCGGTGTTATTCAGTAGCATCAAGGCCAGCGTCGGCATTGCTGGAAGTAAATGACGGCACAGGCTATAAAAACACGCTCATTGTATATGATGTTTGTTCCTGCAGGGATTTTTATACCGGAATAACATTTTTAGATCCAAAAGGTGGACGGTCTCATATTTCATTGAACTGCCCAAAAGATATATCAATTCAAAGAGAAGGCTCAGAGGTCACACAATACATCAGCGGGTTTAGCGCGACAACCAAGGGGCGGTCCTTTTTCAACCCGAAAGCCTCTGATCAAATCAAAGTGCAGGCGGTCATTGGCAATACTTATGAAGACTTGGCATTTGCCAGAGCATTGTTAGCCAGTCCAGGACATCACATATTGAGGATGAATGCGGCAGGATCAAAGACATGGTATAAGTTCATTCTACAGGGCGGCACTTACAATGTGATTAAGGACAGAGAGGAATTGCTTATCGATATTACCGGATTTATTGCCGAAGAAAAAGGCGGTCAAAAAATAGACATATGATTAGAGTAAGACTATTCGATGGACCAACTTACTGGATGACTCATTTCGCTGAGGCAGATGGAGCCGTATATCTTGACCTGGACGAAGAATTCCAGATACAGATCGACAAGGAAATTGAGCAGCAAACTTCTATCAACAAGATAAATGTTGAGGCCGTTCTTGGCACTTCAATTGTAGCGACACCAAAGAATGAGGCACTTATTGGGAAGCCAACTGCATTAGCTGTTCAACACAACGGTTATACTGATTTTAAAGTCCAGGTGATGAAAGGAATGAAGATCCTGAATCAATCGACTTTAAGGGTATTGAGCAAAAAAGAAGGCGAAAAAGGCACCCATTACGAGGTTGAGATACTGGATACCACAAACCACTGGGCGGTTAAACTCAACGAGATTTACCTGGATGATTTAGCATTTAACAAATTTGATTATACCCCGGAAAACTTATGGTTAAATTTCAACAACGGAGCCAAGTATGATGATGGTGAAGACGGTTATCATTTTCCGTTGGTGAATTATGGCCTTTGGACAGGAGAGGATAGTTTCACCATTTCAGATTTTAGACCTTGGGTGCATGCTCTCAAAGTATTGCAACTTGCTTTCTGCCAGGCAGGATGGCAATTTTCTTGCCCGGTATTGGAAACGGACCTTGGCAGACGGTTAATCACTTATGTTCTAAAGGAAAGGTATAATGAAGATGAAGCATTAAAGAACCAACGGAAGTTTAAAGCTGGATTGTCAAAGCCAATTACGATGCCGACAGTCACCAATAAGCCAATTTATTATGTCATTCCTTTTGATGATGAACTTGAAGATCCTGGCAACTCATACGACCCTACAACCGGAATATATGAAGGGGTTATTTATGCAGAGTTCACAGCTGAGATTTATGTAGATGCAGTTTGGGAAGATGCCAGACCCGGGAGCGCAAGATTCTCAGTGATATTTACCATCATTCATGAATATGCCGATGGGAGGATTTTTGAAATAGATCCAAGAGAGGCCAAGTATGAGAAGTTCAATGAGAAGAATTACAGGTTTACTTGCAATGGAAATATATTTTTAAAGCCAGGCGACAAAGTATATGTCCGATTCAGAGGGGATGGAGACGGCCCTAATCATATTGTCGTAAAGGATAGCTCTACATTTTACTGTACGCCAACCGCTTATCTTCAACAGGAAGGCGATTCTTTCGATGTCAAGAAGGCGTTAAGACATGACAAGGTTATCGAGTATTTAAAGGGAATTGACCACTTATTCAATTTTAAATACGTTACAAACTTCTGGGAAAGAAAGGTTTATATCTTAACTCCGTATGATGCTGATTTCTTTGGGGATAGTGTTTCTGGATTCTTCCAGGAGACTTTGGAAGATTGGACCGATTATATTGATATGTCCGACTCGGAAGTTGTAGTTCCTCAATCTGAAAAGAAGAATCTGTATTTCAAGTTCAAAAAGTCAACAGACCCACATATTGACAAATTAAAACTTGATGAAGATAAAGAACTGTTTTCCAATTACATAGATAATGGGTATGACTTTAAAGATGCTACAGAGAACTTCGAGAATCCATATTTCGAGCCTACTTTAAACGGAGTTGCAACAGGTCATGGAATCAAAAGGGCTATTTATGACATTCCTTATTGCCTGGATAACCTTAGTGGAGATCTGAGTTTTAATATAGGTCCAAGGATTCTGATTGCCAGGGGAATGACAGATCAATTGATCAATTCAAAAACTATCCCGGCTGCAATAAATTACTTTGATTACAGAAATGCATATCAATTGCCTTATGCCTATCAAGAGGGAAATGCATTTGTAAGCATAACCGGAACAAGGCCAAATGAAGTATATGTTTTACCGGATGAATATCTGGTTTATGGAAAAAAGGAATTTGACCTTTATAATCTGTTTTACAAGAAGTATCAAAATGAATTTAGGAATTGCCACAGGTTAAACCTCAATACTTTTGCTAATGAAAACAAAATCGAAAGCATTGATTTTAGAAAAAGGATTCAGTTAACTCACAGAGGCACAACACAATACGGAAGGTTTTTATCTATTGAGGCTTACGACTTAGGTGAAGAAACTGGTAAAATAATATTTAAGCCAGATAATACCTCTGATCCGGCATGTTCAACTTATACCCCAATTAACCCTTGTAATAATTACCCTGAGATTGTAGTCACCCCAACAGGTGGAGGAAATTATAACATATCAGCATCAGGAAGCAATGCGTCCCCGGTAGCTTCGACTGTTATCGAATGGAAGTATTGGGATGCCACAACCTGGACCGCAGGCTCTACTTTCAACACAACCGACAAAAAGGTATATGCAAGGATAACCTGGACCTATTCAGATGGATGCACTTCTATTCAAAAATCGCAGCCTGTTGAACCGTGCGGAAATTACCCAAAGCTGTGTTATGAGAGAGTATTGCCGGAGCCAGCCACATTATCGGTATATGAATGTGGGGTTCATGCGGATGTCGTTACCGGGCACTTATACGAGTATTCAACCAATAATATAGCCTGGCAAGTTATCCCGGACCCATTTTTACTTTCTGATTTGCCGGATACCGTTTGGCTTAGAGTTACAGTATATTATCAGAACTGTCCACCTCTGACAGCCACAGGCATTTATTCCAACAAGTCAAGGGTTGCAGATTGTACTTATGATGGGATTTATACCCCAACGGTGATTTTTGTCCACACATTGGGCGGTCTGTATCTGGAAAGAAAAGGATCTTATACCGGAAAGGTTGCCATGGATGTGATTTGGTTCAGAGTTGCTGGATCAACAGACGAATGGGATTTGTACGATGATAAGAACCCGGAATTATTGGATACCGGATCAGGCGTTAATTGGGAAGCCAAAAGAACCATTTTCTTTTGTGATGGAGATTGCCCGACATATTGCAGCGAGATTGTTACAGCGAAAACAAGCTGTGGCGGTGCCGTTGAGGTTTCCGATTCTTCTCAATTGTGCGACTTTGAATTGAAGTGGGAGAATCCAGACACTCCGGGAAGTAATACCTGGAAAGCCACATTAAACAGTGATACGGATTATGTTATCCCGACATTGAGAGTATGGATGGAACAAGATTGTGGAGGCACAATTACCGAGCTTTACGAAAGGACCGTTCAATGGGAGCGATGGAATTATAAGACTCAATTCAGTTGGACGTGGGCGCAGGACGATACGGTTCAATTTTTGAAAATTAGCCGTAATGTGGCGGGCGTTCAAACCTTGGCGCAGACAGTAAATGTTGGCGTTAAGTTCAACTCAGGTATGACCAATGATCAACTAAAGGGTGAATTAGAAAACGCCATACGGTTAGAAATGACCAATCTGTTTAATGCCATTGACGGTATTGATTATGACATGATCATTACTATAACCGGATCAGGAGCATCCAGAACAGCAACAGTAGCCTTTGCCGCAAAAGATGTCACAGCGTCCACATGGTTTGGGCCAAACAAAGGGGTGGATTATCTAAGGACAATTACCCCGGCTTTAGCGACTACTGACCACACATCCACCGGAGCAGAGTTTCAAAAAGTAACTACATCGGCTCCAATAGTAACCATGAAAAGCCCTTGTGGAACTGAACTAAAAGTAAGGCTCAAAGTGAACACCGGAACTCAATTTATTGATGATAGCGCATCCAATTTTGATAACATTGTTTTGAATTCACCAATAGCAGTAACACACGATGTTTTAACTGTGCTGACAGATTCATGTAATAAACATGATTTGTCCGTGACATTGACCGGATGTTCAAGTCCGACTTATATGTGGAAAAGAGGAAACCTGATTTTAGGAACTACAGCGACCATGATAAGTTGGGGGGATAAAAAAATACAGGTGTTCGTCACTTGTAATGATGGTTGTACTTATATGGCAGAAACTATTGTATGATGTACGTGATATTAAGATATGATCAGTATGGAAGGGCCACAATTACCCGGAGCGTTGAAAGCAAAGCGGAGATTGGGACCTTAGAGGCTAATGAAGTTGTAAACACTACTTATGATCTTGAAGCATTTAAGGTTGAAATCCAAAACAGAAACACATTTAGGAAAAATCAAATCCTCGGAATTGTAAATGAGATTAATGTGGTTCCAAATTACACAGCCGAGATTTCTATTTCTTCAAATGTAATTAATCCGGCTAAAATTTCACCGGATGGGATGGCTGCAATAAAAGCATTCCAGGAAAACCCAAGCGATTTAAACCTTGGCAAGGTGATGGATTTTCACAACAAAGAAAAGTGGAGTGATCATGTGTTTTGCTGTGGTTCGCAAAAGCAACAATTGGAAAACCTTTTAAAAACGATGGATGTATAATTGGGATTTTTCAAAACTTCCCGATCATGAACATGAAAGGGTTATTGATAGAGCAGAATCAAATGATGCACAGGTGTTGATGCTGATTCATAATGAATACAGACTGTCCGCAGAATTGTATTGCTGTGCGGTTCAAAATGAAATGGTACTTAAATGGTTTAAATATGGTATTGACAATGGACTTATCAAAAGAAAATCTGAGTAATTTATTTTTAAAGGAGTTGGGAATCGAACATCCAACTGAAGATCAAAAGAAGGTGATCGAAGTATATGACGATGGTGTATTGACCAAACCTATCATTTTGAGAATGCTAAAAGAAGGTAAAAGCACTGGTGAAATTGCACACAAATTAAGAATGAATCGCAATTCTGTAAAATCAAAAATTAAGCGATTAAAAAAGATGGGTGCAGAGTGAACCCAGTATCAAACGCCAAGAGAGTTTCCATTTAATATACACCTTATTTTTGCATTATGATTATTCATAATGTGAAAATTTGAAAGAACTTTTATCACATTTTCTTGGGAAGGAATTATGCATTGATGATGCTCTTGCTTTCCAATACCTGTTAGATTATCATAGTAGGTACGAATTATTGAAAGTCGAAAGAAGCCTTGATGTTTTCAAGGAACTGAAAAGTGCAAGTGAATTAATCACAGTACAATCTCTTAATGGAGAGCAAGAAATAACCAATTTCTCAAAACTCAATTTTAATTTACCGAAAGACTCCGTAATTACTTTAGAAGTAAACGGATTCATGGCCTCAGAAGATGGCCTTTGTTCTTATGGAGCAAAGAGTTTTGCAAAAGCATTACTCGCATATAAGAACATTGATAATGTCATTGGGGCTAAGATCAATTTTGATTCAGGCGGTGGTGAAGGTATGGCAGGACATATTATTTACGATGCCATTAAAGAGTTCGGAAAGCCTGTTGTGGCTTATGTTTATAATGCAGGGAGCGCGGCATATTTAGCTGCTTCCGCATGTAAAGAGATAGTTGCTGCTAATGAGAATTCAAGAGTAGGCAGCATCGGAGCATTGATTAGTTTATCCAAAAAATTTATTGATCAGTACGCATCAGATGTGGTTGAAATTTACTCTGATTATTCCAGCGAAAAAAATAAGGAATTCAGGTCATTACTTAAAGGTGATGATGGTCCAATAAAAGAAATGCTCAACAAATCAGTTGAGATTTTCCATTCAAAAGTAAAGAAGAATCGAGAGTTAAAAAAAGACCCGGAAGGCTCTATGAGTGGAGGAATGTTCTTCGCTGAGGATGGCAAAAAACGAGGTCTTATTGATTTTATCGGCAATAATGAATTTGCACTTTCCAGAGTACACCAATATAAAAAAAATAAAAAATAGTAACATGAACATATTAGAAGCATTTAATGAAATCAAAAACGAAGTTTCCAGACTTACTGGAAAAGTCTTTGGTTCAGATATGAGTGAAGCAGAAGTTCTTGCAGAGGTGCAGAACATCCCATCTTTTGCAGAGCAAAATGCAAGTTTTGAAAACAGACTTACAGAAATGCAAACTGCTATTGATGGAGTTAATTTGAAACTCTCAGAAATTCAACCAGGCATTTCACCTGAGCAAATGAATGATGCAATTCAACTTGCTGTAAAAAACTCAGTTGAGCCGTTGAAACAAAAATTTGCAACTGAAATTGCTGATTTGAAAGCAACCGCTGAGGCGTACACTAAGCCAGCAGGCGAAAAACTTGATGCAACTATTGAGGCATCACAACAAACAGAAAAGTCAGAGCCTGTTCAAAAGAAAATTAAGTTATTCGGACGAGAAGTAACACTTAAAAATTAAATCCTAAAAACTAATAAAAGATATGGAAATTCCAGGAATCATTACAGCAATAGCCAACAGATACGACCTGATGAATGCGTTATCTATTGACGTAAATTCAGCAGTTCATTTTGTTGAGTCTTTCGGAGTTGTAGAGGAAGACATCCCTCTCAATTCAATGGGCTTTTACAACGTTGCAAAAAACGTAAAAGACGGAAAAGTAAAATTCATTCAAGCAACAGGTGACAATTATATCACCAAAGCGCGCCCGGCAGCTTGTGCATGGGACCCAGTAGGTGGTGTAACTTACAATAAGAGCGAGATTTCTCTTTGCGCTCACAACATCCAAATCGAGCATTGTACAGAAGATATACCAGGATGGGAGGGTCTTTTTGGCCAAGGTAACGATGTTGAGGATTTGATCGCAACAGAAGCCGGACAAAGGTTTTTTGAAGACATGGTTCTGAATTTTTACCGTGCCATCGGAAACGACCTTTCTAAAATTGCACATCTTGGAAAGCATCCAATCATTGCACAAGCTAAGGCCAGTTATACTGGGGATTCTGCAAAGTGGAATAGAATGGAAAAAACCCTTAATGTGTGCGGTGGATGGTTGACATTGGTTGACGCAATAAAAGCACAGGGTATTCCTGCATTCAACGTACAGATCAATCCTGATCATGTTTCCGGTGATACTTACACTGGTGATGCTGATGCATTATTTAGAACAATGACCGCTGCAATGTCTCCTGAATTCAAAGCATTGGTAGCTCAGAAAAGAGCTTACGGAGTTAGACCAGTTATCATGGTAACAGGTGGAATATTTGATGCTTATAAGGAGTGGGTGTCTGACAGATATGTAACAATCCCGGATTCATATTTCTATAAACTCAATGACGCATTTTGCGCTCAGATCGGATGTGATGCATCCACTAAGCCAGAAGATGTATTGGGATGGGAAGGTTACTGGGTGAAGAGAATGCACAACTGGGATACAACTACTGCAGATCTTCAAGTATATCATCACAGGGCTCTTTTGACTGTTCCTAAAAATCTTGGAATCGGTATCGATGTACAAGAGGTTTCCGGATACAATGGAATGGGTTTAAGGTTAGAGCAAAGTAAGAAACTAAACGAGGTTGGTAAGATTTTCGGCTCAACAAATTACAGAATGGGAACCGGAATTGTGGACGACAGATTCATTGTTAACGCCAATTACTGGGCAGTTTAATTAACACTTTAAAAGTTAAAAACTAATGGCAAGGATACAGGATATTAATCAAGCAGCAGCCACAGGATGTGCCACTAAAACAGGTGGTATAACCAAAGTTTGGCTTATAGATAACTTGGATGTTTCCTCTGTGACAGTTACAGAGACAGCAACCAAAGCGGAGGTTACAGCAATCACTTTGAGCGCTATGAACAAAGCATTTGAAATGACATTCACCCAAGACCAAACAGCGTTCCTGAACCAATCTCAGGCAAATGCTACTGATCCGGTGGATATTGATTTGTTCTTTTCTTATGATGGATTATCCCCAGAAAAGATTGATACATTAAATGGAGCAAAAGCAACATGCGGATTTACTGCATTTGTTCAATTTGCGTCTGGAACCATCATCTGTGTTGGAAGAGACTATGATTACACTGCAAACACCAATGCAGTGATCACTAAGCCTTTACAGTTGAAGGGGCAAGTTCAGTCTGGTCTTGGAAATAACGATTCTGAAAAGGCAATCTTCGAGTTTACCGGACAAGCTAAGATATTCCAATTATCTACCACTTTGACTGCATCAGAACTTAACGCATTATAATCACGACCAAAACAAAATAAGATGTTAGGATTAGTAGGAATTCATTTATACGATCACGAAGAAAACAAGAATCACTTAACTGTGAATCCTGAAACTTTGGAAAGGATCAATCTTCAACCATGGTATGTAACCGGAACACAGCCTGCAACTAAAGGAGGCCCTGAGAAAGTTATCGTTTACAGACCAGCAACAGAGGAAGATTTCGCAGTCTTCGTAAAACAACAAGGCCCAAATCACAAAGCTCCACTTGTAGGAGTTTTGCCTGAGCATGTTGCCAAAGTGAAGAAAGCAATGTATGACAAAGCCGTAGCTGAATACGCAAAGAAAGAAGCACCTAAAGCCTAATTCTGAAGTGTGTCATGTTCAAGATGTAATAATACAAACTGTACTTGCCCCGATTATGGGGCAAAGTATAGTTTTATTGAGAAAACATTAAGTAACTACAAGCTACAAAGCCCTATTCCTGATGAGGTTAGGGATGTAAGTAAATTACAAAATTGGTTCCGCAGATCCGGATACATTCCTTTTGCCGGGACCATGCAAGATTCAAATCATACTTACTTAAAGTATATTCTAAATCTTGCAAAATTGTCTCCAACCTTGGCAAGTTGTATTAACGGTGTCAAGTTTTATGCTTTCACAGGAAAGCCTAATATTATTAAATCGGTGGATTCAGAATTTGACTTTGCCGATAATTTGAATAACGAAGATTTATCGCCGGACGCTAAAAGGTCCTTCATTAAAAAACTATCCTCTATTGATAAGGGGAATATGTCATGGACTGAATTAGCGACAAATCTCTATAACTCATACAAGAGTTGTGGTAATGCATATCTAAGCGTTACCATTAAAAAAATCCTTGATCAGAATATTATAAGTTTCCAATTCCACGAACCGGAAACTGTCCTATATAAAATGCCAACTCTGTTTTCATCAAACAAAGTGGACGTGTCTATGTCCTGGGAGACTAATTACTTAAAAAAGTTCCCACCTAAGACTTATTCCGTGTTCCCTTACTTTGATGAAACGGCATCACAGATCAGCACAATGATTCATCTTAAATCAGGAACCGGACATTATGGACGGCCTGATTGGTTTGCTTGTTCTCATGATGCTTTTTTGGAAGTCAAGAACAAAGAGTATTTATTAAAAGCGGTCCACAGTAATTTCACCGGACAAGTATTGATTGAAGTTGAAGCAGAGGAAGAAAATTCTTCTCTGAATGATCAGCATGCAAAAGATAACGGCTGGAAGAATGCAGCGGACCAATGGGCTGGAAATTTTACCAATTCAGGAGCAAGCAGAGAGGTTCAAAATCCTCAAAGCATCTTGATCATGGAAAGACCTGCAGGAGCAGCACCAGTACATGTTCATGAGTTCACAATCCAAACCAAGGAAAAATACTTCCAGGGTATAGGGGATATTGTAGAGCGCAACATTATAAAGACAAACATGTGGTCCAAGAATTTATCCGGTGTGGATAACCCTTCCGGATTTTCCACAGATGCCTTTATGAATGAATTAAAAGCCAAGATGCCTGTAATTAGGTTTTATCAAAATCTGATCGACAATCAAATTATAAATAAGGCCCTTGATTTCGTAGGCCAACAACTGCAGGACCCTGATTACATGGACTATAATATAGTTCATAAAGGGATTGCAGAAACCATCATAAACGATTTAGCCAATGCAAAACCTAATAACACCATTTGAGGTTGTAAAGTATTCTGCAGCTGGCAACAGTTACCCTCTTGATAACATACGCCTGCTTATTCAGATTCTCGAAAGAGAATTCATGATCTCTTGCATTGGAGAGGATTACTATAATCTTATGCTTAATAATGTGCGAAAATTCGACACAGCCAAAGCATGGGTTAAAGCAACTTCATACAGTGCCGGGGATTATGTAATTTACAACGGAGCAATTCTTGAATCATGTGTAAGCCTTAATAACACTGAACCATCTGTTATAAACGACAAATGGAAAGAGCCTGCAAAATTCACAAAGAAAGCATATAATTCATTGTGGGATTTGTATCTTAAGAACATCCTTGCTTTTAAAATCTACAAAGAGGCAATTCCTCACGATACCATCAAGTCAGGGGCAAAAGGATTGGTTGTTTCTGGAGCCGATGGATCAGGAGCAGCGACAGCAACTCATAAGGATGTGGAATATATCTTAAGGCACATCCAGAATAACATTGATTTACTTGTATCTGGGCTAAATAAGTATATCACTGATCAGTACGATCTATTTAAAACTGACAGTACAAAAGGATTCGATTTTTCCGAGGTGAAATTTATTAAAGACTCTTGTGATACTTGCAATGTGCCAGGTAAAAGAAACCGAAGAATGGGCTTTTTTGAATGAGTTATAGAGAATTAAAAAATAAAATACTGTCCGATGCGGCAGGAATGCTTCTCGAAGTTGAGGCATTAAATGATGATGAATTAAAAGCGCAAAGGATAGCGACTTGTGAAGCATGTCCAAATTTCGATGCAGAAAATAGAAGGTGTAAAATATGCACTTGTTTTATTGATGCAAAGGCAGGAATAAAAACTAATCGCAATCCTTTAAAACTCTTTAGAATCGAACTTACCCACTGTCCACTGGGTAAATGGGATGATAAATATGTAGCTAATAAGTATAGATCGCTGGACGGAAAACCATTATTGTAAAACCTTAAAATTGAATAATTGTCATGATTAAAAAAGTAGCATCCACAGGAGTGGCCCCTAAAGGAGGAATAACTTTCTTCGAAACTGAATTGGGAGTTGCCACAACATTAGCAACAGCAGAATATTCCGTAACACCGGGTTCACTGTTTCCGATCACATCAATTACTGTCACTAAAACTGATGGTACTGATTTAGCAATCACCGCAGTAAGTGCAGCCACAGACGAGGCTACACTTGCAACCATTTTGAAAACTGAGTTGAATAAAATCGGTTATGATTTTACAGAAAACTTTGGCACCAAGCCAGCCTTACCTTCTGTAAAGGTATCCGGTCAAACTTTGACCATCATTTCTGAATTGACTTTCAAAAGTATCAACTCTGCAGGATCGGTAAACTTTACCAAAAAAGCAGTGCAAAGAGGCAAATGTTCTTTTGTCCATGAGACAGGAACAACTCCAACTGCTTCACAGATTATCACTGTAAATGGTGTTGACAGAACAGAGGCGCACGTATGGACATACGGTACAACTTCTGCAGCAACAGTGAAAGGATATATTGAAACTGCATTGGCTACTGAGATCAGCGCAGGAACAGTATTGAGTGTTGCAGTAGCATTGACTGGAACAAAATACGCAGTGACTATTGTGGCTCTTTCCGGATCAACTATTGAGTTGAATGGAACAGCCTTCACACAAGCTGCATCAAGCTGTGTGCCGCATTTTACTGCATCTTAAGAGATACACGCAGGGAAGGACGCAGGGAGGTTCGAGCAATGCCCAAATAGCTTGGGCCTCCCTTTTTTAAATTACCAAAACCGATTCATGAGATTTAAATTCCTAATTCTTTTTTATTTTCTCATAGCTGGAATTACGGCACAAACTCACACTTTCAGGTGTTTAGAATCTGAGATCTACGCCAGAGGTTGTACTACATGCGACAATGTGCGAACCGGGAAAATGATAACCGGAATTGAAACAACTGTTGATGGCAAAAAAACTGAATTACTTAATCCAATTGTAGTGAAATATGATAGCGTCAAAGCTATTTTAATTGACTACAAAAACCTTACAGCGACATTAACTCTGGCTAATACGGCTTATGGTACAATGACCGACTTGCTCAAGGCAATTGGCAAATGCACCACACCGGACGGCACAGCTCAATATATTGACACTCTTACCTTTGGAAGTGACACACTCGGAATATCATTATATGGAGACAGTGTAGGGCTTAAAAAAGTATATATCCCTTCGGGAGCCGATGATCAGAAATTCGACACCGCTTCTTATTCTTCGGATACATTGTATTTGAGTCTTGAAAATGACGGACAAGCAGTGAAGAAAATCCCAATCATGGGAGGGGCTGGAAGTCCTAAAATAGACACATTCACTATAACTAATGATTCGCTTTTTCTTTCACTTTTAAACGATGGGGAGTTAAAGAAATCGGTCAACCTTGCACCATACAAACAAACACTTTCGAGATCTTTTGATACTATATTTATCAGTGGTGGCAACTACATTATTTTGCCAGTAGATATAAACACTGATAATCAAGCATTTGATACGATTCAAATCACAAACGACACTATCTTTTTATCATTGGAGGGTGATTTAATTCCAGTCCATAAACTGAATTTAAAGCCTTACCTGGATAACACTGATTCGCAATATTTTGACACTTGTGTGGTAACAAACGACACTTTGTTCTTATCCATATTTGGAGACGGACAATTGAGAAAAGCAATCGATCTGACTCCGTACTTAACTGACAGTGATCAAGATCTATCTTTCGGAACAAAGGTCGGTGCACTGGTTCCGTTGAATATAACAAGTGGATCAGGTGTGTCTATAACAGGAAGCACTTATATCGATATTGAAAGAAATTCAATTTCGCAAATAACAATAAAAAATCTAGGCGACACCTTAGTAAATAATGAGATTCAAACTATTGATACGTTTTCTTATTCTTTGGATACGATTAGAATTTCTTTGACGCAAGATGCGCAAAAATATAAAAGCATTTATGTTCCAGCAGATACAGACGATCAGTCATTAAGTTATGGAACTAAAACAGGAAATACAATTCCTTTAAATATCCAAAGTGGGTCAGGCGTAAATCTTGATCAAGGTACAAATATAGATATTTCAAGGGATGCAAGTAATTACATAACAATAAGAGGAACGACAACGATTGATACTTTTTCTTATGCAAGTGATACAATAAAAATAAGTTTGACCAATGATGCACAATCAGCAAAAAAAATATATGTTCCGCAAATAACCGATACTGATGATCAGTATGTGGACACCTTTGATATTTCTGGAAATAATTTGAGAATAAGTTTGCAAGGAGACGGTCAAGCATTAAAGACCGTTTCTCTTTCACCATACCTTGACAATACAGATTCGCAGGTCATTGATACGATGGATATTTATGCTGGTGTATTTTTACGCACATCATTATCAGGCGATGGACAAGCTGCAAAATTAGTTGACCTGTCAAACTTTTATAATTTATTAACTGTTCAAAATAAATCAGGAAATACAATTCCATTGAGGTCAAGCACAGTTACAACAGATTTAAGTGTAACAGAAGGCGACAATATTACATTGACAAAAAACGGTACTTATCAATTTACTATTGACGCAAGACCGCCAATAGATACTTTTAGTTATTCCAGCGACACACTAAGGGTATCAATATTTGGAGATCAGCAAAAGTATAAGACTGTTTATATTCCACAAGGTGCTGACGATCAATTCATTGATACGCTTTCCATAGTTTCCAATAATTTAAGGCTTTCACTTGATGGAGACGGTAGGGCGTATTCTTCTGTTTCGCTTTCGCCTTATTTGGATAACACAGACTCACAAACTCTATCCATTACTGCAGGCAAAGGAACTATATCTATTTCAGGAGGTAATTCAATTCAACTTGGAGATTCAAGTGCAACAAACGAGATCCAAACAATTGATACCTTTTCGATTTCTTCCAATACGCTCAGAGCGTCTCTATCCAGTGACGGCCAAGCATTTAAAACAGTTGACTTGTCTCCGTATTTGGACAACACAGATAGTCAGGTAATTGATACTTTTTCCTTTAGCTCGGACACGCTCAGGGTATCAATTAGTGGGGATGGTCAAAAATATAAAACGGTTTATATTCCTGGGGTAACCGATACGGATGATCAAAATTTATCCTTTGCAACAAAATCAGGATCGACCAACACATTGAATATTTCCGATGGGGCAGGGGTAAACATTTTGGATGGAACCGGAATAAACATTTCCAGAGACGCGAGCAACCAAATAACGGTCAACAATACAGGTGATTTATCCACAACCAACGAGATTCAAACGGTAGATACTTTTGAAATTAACTCCAATAATTTAAGATTATCACTTTTGAACGATGGCCAATTATACAAGACCGTTTCTCTCAGCCCTTATTTGGACAATACGGATGCTCAGCAGATTGATACATTTAATTACTCCTTGGATACTCTAAGGCTCTCAGTTACAGGAGACGGTCAAAAATACAAGACAATATACCTTCCGAACATTACCGATACAGACGACCAGTATATCGACACTTTCCGGGTAAATTCTGGCAATGTTGAACTATCATTGAATGGAGACGGTCGGGCGGTCAGTACCGTTGCCGTGACTTCCATTGCCCCGGTGCAGGCAGTCAGTGCCGGAACAGGTATATCAGTGAGTGGAACTTCCACAATTACTGTGACCAACACCGGGGATCTTAGTAATACCAATGAAATACAGACCATAGACACTTTTGAAATTAACTCTAACACCTTAAGGGCCAGTTTATCCGGGGACGGTCATGCGTTTAAAACGGTATCGTTAAGTCCATATTTAGATAATACGGACAGCCAAGTAGTGGACACTTTCTCTTATTCATCTGATACATTGCGGTTGTCGGTAAGTGGTGACGGCCAGAAGTACAAGACCATTTATTTGCCGAATATCACGGACACGGACGATCAAACAATTGACACATTTCAACTGTCAGGTAATACATTAAGGTTGAGTTTACAGGCAGACGGCCAAGCTTATAAAACAGTCGATTTATCAAAATATGTAGACACAACATTTGCTCAAAATGGTACAAGGATTTCAAATGACTCATTGTATTGGGGTTCTCAAAGTTCAAGTACAGACAACGGAAGCACATTAATCCATGATACTTACATCTGGCAGGGTGGCAACGACATAACATTCTTTAACAACGGAGACGGACCGGATAAACCAACTCTTTATTTATCAGCCGTAAATGATGTTTGGATTGGTGCAAATTCCACAAGTACGGCTGGAACTGCAGGAACAGCAGGTAAACCAAGTGTTTATTTAAGATACGGAAGTTCTGGTGCGTACTCTTTCGGGGTAAACAGCGCGTCGAATCTGAATGCGTTGGGAGCCGGTGCGGTAAATTTTGGAATAAATGGTTTGGCAAGTGGAGCCAGTTCTAAAAATTTTAGTGATGATGGTATTGCAAGTTCTACCCACTCAATCAATATGGGCAGAAGTGGCGAGGCTAAGACTGATTCTTATGCATGGAACTCTGGGGCCTTTGGATCAGCGGCCAATTTCGCAGCATGGAATTCCGGGTATGATGGAGACGCTACGAATTACTATTCATTCAATTCTGCAAGGGTTGGACTTGCTTCCGGTTATTCCTCAGTAAATATGGGACAATCAGGCGTTTCCAGCGGAGCAGATGCAAAAAACTTCGGTAACGGAGGTCAAGCTTCAGGAGATCACGCGATAGGGTTTTCAAAATATAATGTGACATCCGGAAACTATGGAATGAATGGATCTTATTACACAGATTCACACGCATACGGACAATCTCGCTGGGGCTATTTTGGCACAGATCATAATTCTCAAAGTGCGTCTGGATGGGTTGCAGATAATATACTTTTTGCAATTGATAATGGCAAAGAGGACACAGTTAGGAGTTCAGCATTAACAGCATCGGCCAGAGGATGGTTTCAACTTCGAGATATCGGAACTACTCAAACGAACATAACAAGCGCAAAACAAGCCCCTAAAGCAGCATTAGAAGTTGTGTCCACTGAGTCAGGATTTATTCCACCTGGGGGAACACTAGCCCAAAGGAACGCAATTTGGAATGAAGGTTCTCAAACGGGAAACTTTACAGCAACATATACAAAAGGATGGCAGTCAATTTCTGGATCCAATATCATGGACCAGAACGGACTTCAATTTCAAGTTATGAACGAGTATGGAGGAACTTCATTGTACGCATTGAGATACAATGGTTCGGGATATTATTGGCATCAAATATATTAAAATGAGGTTTAAATTATTATTCATATTTCTTACAATTTCATGTTCTATTTTCGGACAAAGGACCAAAATGAAGTATTCCGAAATTACGGATACTTTAAAATTTGGCTCTAAAACAGCAACCGGAATATACATCACCGGAGGATCGGCAGACTCAACCAAATTGCTTCATGCCGGTATAATTAATTCATTAGGAAGGGACACGGCATATTTTTATCCTGAAACATATGGGGCAATTGTAAACGATACCCTGGATGATAGATCAGCTATTCAGGCAGCTATTGATGCAGCATGTAATAAAGGTGGTGGGATTGTTTGGTTATCAAAAGGTGAATACAGACTAAAGTCTTCCGCATCGCGAGGCTCTTATCAGTCAAGCCTACACGTATGTTCCAATGTGACATTGATGGGACAGGGCTTTCAATGTGTTTTAAAAACTACATTGACCACATCGGGCACTCATGTTATATCCTTGCAGCATGCAGGGAATAACATTAAGTTAAAAGATTTTCAAATAAAATCAGATTCATCCTATGCAACCGCTGGGATAATCGCATTGTATGGAGTTAATAATTTACTAATTTCAAGAATCAAAATAGATCGTGGCACATGCTGGGGAATCGAATTGTACGATTGCTCAAAAGTATTAGTTGAGAATTGCGATATCCAGAACGGTGGAGCGTGCCATGGTATCGAAGTTGGAAATTCCAATGGGGTTGTAGTTCGGAATAATGAATTTTATTCCAATACTACTAAAACTTATCATCCACTCAGGGGAAATGGAATTGAATTCTTCACAGACGATACAAGAGAAACCAGATCATACGGAAATCTTGTTGAAGGGAACCACATTCACAATATTGGTGGAGGAATTACGATGTGGGGAGATTCGCTTACTTCTATAATTGGAAATACAATTCATCAAATATCAGGCCATGGAATGACAGTCGTCACATGGAAGGGATCGGTAGACACAATTTTAAATGTGGGTATTAAAATCGTAGGCAATACAATCAAAGGAACTGGCTATATCAATAATTCATCTGTAGGTATGATCATCGAACCTACCAATAGGGATATATTGATTGCAAACAACATTTTAGATACTATAATTTCTCTTGATGCTGGATACGGTGGGGGCGTTGGAATTGACAACCAAGCAGACGGCACAATAATCGAAGGCAATATAATTCAACACGCATACATAAACGGAATATCAAACCAGGCCGATTATTGTGTAATCAATAACAATCGAATTATGGACTGCTCTGTACTCACAGACAATGCATATAGAGGGATATCATGCTCTGGTGACTATTGCACCATTGTAGGGAATTCTGTTCGCGACACAAGAGCAGATTCCAGAATGGACATTTGCATCTATGTCCCAGGCACTAATTGTGTGATCGTTGCGAACATAGCACAAGGAGCATCGAATGTAAACATATATGACCCAGATGGAACAGATATTAAGGAACACAACAAAGAATAACAGCATGAGTATTAAACAAATCACTGATAACCTTTTTGGCTTAGAGGCCATGATCGGATGGCTAAGTTCAGGATTTTTAATCATTGTGAATTTAGCCATTAATTCAAACGCAATTGATGGAGTGACTGCATGGGCAGGGGCAGCATTTGCAATCAGCACTGGTTTTTTTGCCATGATGAAAATGTTTGAATCTTGGAAAGAAGCAAGAGCAAAAAGAAGAATGGCTGAGAAAGAATTGGAAGAGGATAATGTTCACGGAGCTGGTGGAAATGCCTGATATACCTGAGTTTAAAATTAATCTCACCTGGCTTATTCGTCAAGGCAAGATTAAAATCGGAGTGAACATTTGGAAAACATTGAAGAAATATTTTTTTAACCAAAAACCGTAATATGGAAAATGTAACAAATTGGGAGCAAACATTTGAAAAGTTCCCTCTGTGGCTTAAAACGCTTTTGAATTTTATTGCACGGATCATTAAGATTCCAAACTTCGTGTGGAATATCCCCGGCTTGAGTAAACTAAAAGGAATAAGACTTTTGGTTCTTGCTGCTCTCGGATTCCTTTATACTTTTTTACAGAGTATGGATATAGATCTTTTGTCTCAGGCAATATGCGGAGCGGCGCAAATGATGAAAGTGGTTTGTGAAGCTGAAACTATTGTGGGATTCTTAAAGGGCCTTATGGCTTGGCTTGCTTTAGGGTTGGCTATTGAAGATAAGACAAAAAAATAATTCTCGTTTTGATCGGTTGGTTTAGGGTGGCCCAGAGATGGGCTGCCTTTTTCAAAATGTATTTAGCAACATGAAAGCAACGGATAGCTTCAAAAGTGAAGTTTTCCGTTTTTAATTGAATCGCAAAAATCACATAAATTTTTGGATTATGGTAGTAAAATTTATTGAGAAATATCTTCAAGCTGCAAAGGATGCCAGCGCACAAAATGGAATCCATTACCTTGCAATTCTCACACAAGCAGCGCATGAATCGGCATATGGGAAATATGCTTTTGGGAATAATTTTTTTGGAATTAAACCCGGTAAAAACTGGCAAGGAAAAAAGCAATTACTTAGAACAACAGAATATTCAATCAATCCTAATTTACAATTCCCAGAAATACTTTCCAAAACTCTTGTGGAGCGCAAAGGGAAAAAACTTTGGGAATACAAAATAAGGGATTATTTCAGGGCATACGATTCCGCAGCGGAAGGCTTTTTAGACCATGGCAATTTTCTCACATCAAATAAAAGATATGCAACTGCAATGCTTCACAAGGATAACCCAGAGAAGTTTTTTCTTGAAGTTGCAAAAGCTGGATATGCTACTGATCCCAGATATGCGGAAAAGCTAATCGAGATCTATCGAACACTTAAGGCTCAAATTGGATAATTATGAGCGGAAGAAAAAACAAAACCGAAGAAAACGAGATCGAGCGGATAATATGTGAATACTTGGAGTTATACCCTACGATTCCTTCCAGGACATTAGCGAGGAAGCTATGCGAAGAATATGAAATGCTTTTCCCGAATTTAGAAAATGCGCGGAGAATGGTAAGGAGCAGAAGGGATGCAACAGGAAGAGATAAGACAGAAGCGAGGCAAAGAGTAGGAAAAAAGATATATCCTTCGCCAGGAAATTTGACCCCATTTATTTATCCTGAAGCTGAGTTGCACGAATTAGAGCCGTATCAAATCCCGGTAGGTAATACACGAATAGGGATTATTGCAGACTTGCATTTTCCAAAGCAGTGCAACCAAACGATAGGCATGGCCTTAAATGACTTTGCCGAAAATAACGTGGACACCATTATATTGAATGGTGACTTACAAGATAACCCAACGTTTTCAAAATTCCCGACAGATCCGAACTACCGAGGAAAAATCGGTAGTTGGTTCGACAAAACAGAATTCTTTTTGGAGTCCTTAAGAGCAAGATTTCCTAATGCCTTGATTTTATTCGTTGAGGGCAATCATGATGCATGGTACAAGAAATGGCTGTGGATGAAAGCAAAGAACCTTGCAGCAGACCCATACTATTCATTAGAAGAAAGGCTGCACCTGATGGACTATAACATTAAGTTCATTCCTGAGATTCAGCTGATCAGGTTAGCAGATTACTTTGTCTTCCACGGACACCAACACGCAAAGGGCGGTCAGTTAGATACGGTTGCCAAACGAATGTTAGCCAAACTAAATTCTAACTGTATTATTGGTCACATGCATTACGCTTCGATGTTCACCGGAACTGATATAATGGGTGAACCGTATGGCACTGTCCACGTCTTAGGGGCGGCATCCACTTTAAAACCTTCTTATATGCCATTTGGAGGTAAATCAAGAAAGGGGTACATGAATATTAAAGTAGTGGATCGCAAATGCCAGATCGAGAATGTCTGGAACAATAACGGAAAGAAAGTAATTATTAATGCCTAAGAAACCAGTCAAGAAACGGCTCAAACCTGATTCACCAGTTCGGGTATCCATGACCTTAAGAAAGTGGCAGGTTGACACATTGGGAGGCCCTGAGAAGTTTCGCGAATACGTTAGACGTTATTTAGACGCAATTACTATTCCGGTAGATTTTCAGTAGACTATATCCTCCCCTTAAGAATCTCTCCCACATCAAGCGCATTCGTTTCTGCCTTTGTCTTATCGTAATCCTGCACTGTGGACACTTTAGAATGTCCGGTCATTAGGCTGATCTGTTTATCGGTTAATCCAAGCCGTTTGTTGTGGTGACCACGTAAATAAACTAAGGTTTATCTAACCATAAATGGGTATTTTTCAAAAATAATGCAAAATAATTGCTTAAATACTTGTATTATATTGCAAGTCATGTTATCTTTGACCTATCAATTAAAGCAAAGAGAAATGACAAAAGCATTTTTAAACAACATCGGAAATATGACATTCTTGGGGTTCTTTAATTCCAAAGAGGTTTATTCAATCAAAGGATTCGACACACAGCGCAAAGCAGAGAATTATGCTAAAAAATATGGCTACGAAATACACTATAAATTACCTGAAGGAATAGAACAATATTACCATTGCAATTAATTAACATATAATAAATAAAGAAATGAAAATCTTGCACCTTCCGATAAAATCAAAATACTTCTGGCAAATTTACTCAGGAAGCAAAAAGATAGAATATCGAGAATTTAAACCATATTGGCAAAAAAGGATTGACAGGTCAATAACTCATATTAAGATTAAAATTGGATATTCATCTCAAAATCCAAGTATGATAATTGAGCTAAATCATATAAATGTCGAAAATATTATGCATGAGTTTTTTGGCGAATCAGAAAAAAAAGTATATGCCTTACATCTTGGCAATGTAGTTGAAATTAAAAATATTCCTCAAATTGAAAAAACAACAGGATTAAGAATATCTATAAATTAAAAAAACTAAAAAATGAAAAAGCAAGAAAAAAGAAACAAAGCAAGGGTTAATTCAAATGGTAAGTATTTAATGACCGGATTGAATAAATCTGAGAAAGAAAGTCTCATTTCCAAAAGAAACGAACTTTTAAAAAATGTTGATAAATCAGTTGTTGACCAATACATTATTGCGCTGTACAATAGCGAAGATAATGAAGTGTATTTTGTTGATGAAGCGTCTATGTCTAATGATGAACGCGCAATTCTTGTTTAGTATGAAACCACAAGGCCAAACTTGGACAAATGAAGGGAAAGAGGTGTTTATCTCCTACGAAGAGGCGGCGAAATCACTTATAAGTGAATTGGAAAAACTTAGCGTTGACGCTTCAATAACCTATGTAAGTGAATCAGGCTCTACTTATGGCACTGCCTCATTTGGCAAAGTATCTAAAACATTCAGAATAAGCGGTCATGATGTTAGATCAATGAACCCAGATAATCATAACGGCCCAAAGATGGCAGATTTTGATTTAAGGCCCGATTCAATAAAAGGATTCACACCTAAACAGATAATCGAAGAGGCTGCAATGATTTTTGAAGACCTTGAATTTTCCACAAAATGAACAAACAAAAAGAACTTGAAGCTCGTAAGATTATCGGCTCATGGCTAAAGCAAATGAGAGAGGATAAGTTGTTGACTCAGCAGGAACTCGCTGACCTGATCGGATGTGACCACACAACAGTTTCTAAAATTGAATCAGGCAAATGGGCCTTTTCAATAGATTATATCAATCGACTTGCAGAGCATTTGGACTTTTATATTTTCCTTTGCCCGAAGAATTCAAAGGATGAATTGGCCCAAGCAATGAAAGACAGATGGGGAAAAATGAAAGAAAATTAAAAAAAGGGGGATCCCCACGAATTCCCCCAGGATAATTTTGTTATGAAGCTGTAAAAAGTGGTGCAAGATTACACCGTTAAATGGTGAAATTTTATCTCATAAAATGATATATAATTCCACAGTGTACCGTATATTTGTTGCTTTAGAAAACAATCGAAATAAGATCAAGACGTTGGACGGCAATCCAGCGTCTTCTTTTTTTTATAACCTCCCCTTAAGTATCTCTCCCACATCCAGCGCATTGGTTTCTGCCTTTGTCTTATCGTAATCCTGCACTGTGGACACTTTAGAATGTCCGGTCATTAGACTTATCTGTTTATCGGTTAATCCAAGCCTTGACAGATTGGTAACAAATGACCGCCTGTGGAGATACTCCAACAAGTTCAGATAACTCTTTTTGGTTTAGCTTTAAACACGCCAGAAGGTTATCTAAATCAATCACATATATATAATTAAAATAAAATTGTAAAATTTTTTTAAAATAAACGTTGAAATATTTGGAAATTCAAAGTTGATTAATGTATATTTGTAGCATATTATTAAAGAAATGGAAGAAAATATAGACTTAAAGAAAAAAGTAGGGTTAATGAATGCAGATGAGGCCGCTGCTGTACTTGGAGTAAGTGTCAGCTTCTTTAGGGCGCGAGTATCTAAGCACATCGGACGGTACATAGGCAACAGAAAGTATTATACCCAGGCAGATTTGGAGCAATGGCTCATGGATCAGACACTGGTTCCTGCAAAAGTAGGATAATCCTAAATATTTTTCTACTTAAATAATTGTTTTTTAACGTATTAGAAAATTTCAACATAAGACAATGGTCTTGTGAATAGGGTTCCCATGCCCCACATAAAACAGTAAAGTTTGAAGCCGTGAGTGATGGCAGCAGTTAAAATCACTCAAACCTATCTGATGATGAATGGACCTCCCGGCTGGCAATAGGGCTGGCCGGGATTATTGAAACGGATTTTCGTAGTCTTCATCTGCCCCAAAAGTGGGGTAAATAAAATTTAAAGTTTATTAAAGTGCGCCGGGTGCAATGCCCGGCTTTTTTGAAATCAAGTAAAAGTGATATAATGAATTTAGTTTCTATCTCAAACTCAAGCCCATTTCAGGGCAAACTAACAACAACCAGCTTACAGGTAGCTGAGTTCTTTGGAAAAGAGCATAAAAATGTCCTTCGGGATATAAAACACCTGATCGACAACATAGAAATGGGTATGCTCAATTTTGAGCTGACCCCCTACGAACACCCACAGAACGGCCAAACTTACCATTATTACGAAATGACCGAGGAAGGTTTTACACTTTTGGTTATGGGCTACACAGGCAAAGAAGAATTAAAATTTAAACAAGCCTACATTAAGGCATTTAGTCTAATGAGGGAGCTATTGTCCTCTGATGATTACATAGTCCACAGGTCGTTTGAAATCATGCAGAAACGCCTCGATTCGGCCCAGGAAAAAGTTTTAGAACTAACCGAAAGAGTCGAAGACTTAAATCTCCAAAACCAACTTCAACAAACCACTATTGCTGCTCAGGCTCCGGTTGTGGAATATGCTACCACTGTTCTGTCCGCTAAAAACGCCTGGACCATTACGACCATTGCAAAGGAGCTTGGAATGAGTGCAAGGAAACTGAATAAAATTCTCGAAGCAAAAAAAGTGCAGTACAAAGCAGACCATCATTATGTCCTTTATTCAAAATACCAGGACTGTAATTATACCAAAACCAAAACACATACTTATACCGATACACTGGGCCAACCCTGTACCAACATGCAAACAGTATGGACCGAATTAGGCAGACAGTTTATCCACGGATTAATGAAAGAGAGTGCATCTGTAAAAGTACAGGTGTTTGAATAATAGATTTTCGGAATTACCGCACTTACACAGCCGGGCGGTCCTAAGCTGCCCGGCAAATTTAAAACTTAAAATTATGCTTATTGAAATTTCATCAGAAGAAAAAATTGCCCTCGGAGTTGCCTTGTTAATGACAATCCGTGAGAATCAAGCAATGTTGAATCTTGGCCTAAAGGAGAGCCTTTACAGAGAGGAAACAATCAAATCTTTGGAGGCTCTGTATAATAAACTTTTCAAGGTTCCGCAATTAGCCGAAACAGCATGAAACCACGAAGAATTACCAATAAATTATTCATGAAAATGTCGATAAACGGCACTCTTCGAGATATAGATTTTATTCATGAGCTTGGGTTTACGGCCCGAATTAAGGTTGCTCCGGGCCGTTTTTCACAAATTAAAACTTTCACAATTATATGATCACTTCACTTTTAACCGCAACGCTGGACAAAATAAAAATCAAAAAACCAGCAGCAGCACTGGACCAATATCATCACATCGAAGAGTTACAAGTTGGTGACTGGTTTTACTCGGTATGGTTTGTGTTTTCTTTTACCGTTGAAGAATGGGAAGAGGACACACTGCACGGAACAAGAAGCTGCCAGGTTTATGATTTTCCAAAAGAAGAAATCAAGGTTCGGTGCCTCATGGGATGTCATGAATCAGAGGATGAATTAAAGCCAATGAAAGAAATTGACCAGGATCAGTATTTAAAGCTGATTGATGGGATTTACTCAGAATTGGACACCAACACCGACTACTATATTCAAGATTAGAAACTACTAAAACTCAAAATAATGACTAAGCAAAAAACTCAGAATCTTATCTCAGCAGCATGGTCCAAAAACCCATCAATGTGGAACTGCCTTTTTGAATTATCGGTCTTCCGAGGCAGATTAACCTTGGATGAATTTGAACAATCAGAGGGACTTGTTAGGACCAAATCCCAAGAAGGGATTGGGAACATCAAGGTATGCGGAATGAGATACAAGGGGTCACTTAATTAAATCACATAAAACAACAACAAATGAAAACTCATTGGAAACAATTGCAAAATCCAAATTACATCGGGGCATATTCATTGCCTGATGGTAAAGATTTGGTTGTCGAGATCACAGACGTAAAAAGAGAAACCGTAAAAGGTGAGGGGGGCAAAGTGGATGAATGCACAGTTGCATATTTGAAGAATCAAAAACCAATGATTTTAAATGCAACCAATTCAAAGATGATTGCAAAGATTTATTCCACTCCGTATGTGGAGGAATGGATCGGAAAAAAGATTACCCTGTACGTTTCCACAACATCGCTGAAGGGCGAAACAGTGGAGTGTTTAAGAATTAGAAACGCCGCTCCGGTTCAAGGTAAACCAAAATTAACTTCTACGCACCCAAAATGGGATGGTGCAGTTAAAGCAATCAAAGCCGGGACTTATACAGTTGAGAAATTAAAGGAGCAGTTCGAGATTTCCAAAGAAGATGAAAGGTTATTGGTGGCATGAGAACCTTTAAAATCAGATCAAGTCAGGTCGGGAAGATAATGGGGAATGATAAGGCAGGAACCGGTCTTGGACAGACAGTTAAATCTTATTTGGACCAATGGATCAAGGAGCAAGTTTATGGAAGGGTGAAAGAATTTTCAAACAAGTACACTCAGAAAGGTATCAATGTGGAGCAGGACTCTTTGGATTTTGTCGCTGATGTTTTGGGCTATGGTTTGCTTTTTAAAAACGAAAAAAGGTATGGAAATAAATTCATGCACGGCACACCGGACAGCATTTTAGTGGACCATATTATTGATGTAAAATCTTCATGGGACAATTTCACCTTCCCATTATTTGAAAAGGAAATACCTGAGAAGGATTACGAATGGCAGGGACAATCTTATATGGAATTGGTCGGAGTTGACCACTACAAATTAATCTATGTCCTTACCGATACACCAGATGAACAAATTATCCGGGAAGCGAATTCTTATTGTTGGAAAAATCATCTTGAATTGGATGATGAAATTTTAAACGACTTCAGATCGAAAATGACCTATTCAAATGTTCCTGCCGAGTACAAGATTAAAGTGTTTGAATTCGGAAAAGAAAAGGCCAAAATTGATCAGATAAAAGACCGGGTTGAATTGTGCAGACAATACATTAAAGAACGAACCAAGGAAATAAATTACAAGTAAAATGAACGAATCTTTTGAAATAAGCATGATGCCATGTGGTACTTTGACAACCCACAGCAAAAGAATATTTGCCGAAATATTCCGTAAAATGGGTGAAGGGTTTTATTCCGTACACATCAAAAAGCAAAGAAACACAAGGTCTTCCAGGTACAAGTATTACTGGTCCCATTTAATGGCATACGCAGTAAACGAATTTAATCGCAGAGGAATATACCAGGTTATGAATGAAGATACAGGAGAAGTATATCCGCTGACTACTGATGAATTGCACGAAATGATGAAGCATTACTTCAATCCGGTAATAACCAAATACAAAGGAATGAAGATTATTAAAGGTGGGTCAACACGCAAACTGGATGATTCGGATTTCATTAATGAGTACGAAGAAAAAGTGGTCCAGTTTCTTGTTGAAAATGATGTAATCCCATTGACCAGGGATGAATGGAACGAGCAAAGGTCAAACCGATTAACATCGGCTCAAATAGTAGAAAATTTATCTTTTCAAAATCAAAATTCACTAAATTAAAATGACAGTTCAAACTCAAACTCAACGAGTGGACAATGAGATTGTCTTGCTCGACATGATTAACAGCAGGGGCAAATTTACCAATATAAAATCTGCTGAGAAGTTCCTAAAGAAAAGCCTGAGAAAAGTTAAAAGCCTTGAAAAGAAGGTGGTTGTTACACCTGAAAACATCATCAATCAGCTTGGAGCAGAATACATATCAAGGCAAACGCTCCGAGAGGTCCAAAAATTTTTTGGCAAAAGATACATTCAGATTAAAGACTTGATGTCCATTGACAAATCAAAATGGATGCATTTAGGACTGAGCTATGAGGGCTACATTCAAATTAATAAACTAAGAAAATTAGCATAATGTCAGAAGCACAATTAGAAAGCAAAATACTTGCTAAAATTAAACAGAATTTCACCATAAGCAGACGGAGGGTTAAGAAATATGCACCGCAGGAATCTAAAGGAGATAAGATTATTATAATTCCATTCAGCAGAATTGTAGTAATCAATCCAGGAACAGCATACGAACAAGCTCGAAGGTTTGGATCAATGCCTGAGATCGAAAATGATTTGAATCAGTATCGCAAATTATACATGGCTAAATTATTGGAAAATGTTTGTTCTTGAATTGTACGACAGAAAAGGTAATCAGCTTAATGAAGGTGATATAGTCAAGATCTCAAACGGCAGGGAAACTCAATTTTTTGCCGAGGTGAAGTATCTTGAAAGTGAAGGTATAATAACTCCGTTTCATACATTTTCTTTTACCAGTTTTGAAAAGGTGGATAAACTACCGGACAACGCAGAAAAAGCAGACGAAAAAAGATATAGCATTTGGTATATCCCAAGAGCAGAAGATCCAGAAGGTGAAGATTTTAGGCAATATCTTATGTCATGGAGAGAGTGTGAGCATCACTTGACTACATTTTGTTGGAAGATTAAAAAGACATTATTCTAATGCCAGTCTGCACCAAGCACGGAACAAGATCAAACGAAGGACAAATGTGTGGTCAATGCTGGAGAGAGGACCAGGCTGTTAAGACTGCCGAGCGCAAATCAGAAAGGAAGCAATTTGGAAAGTTCAAAAAAAAGTTTGTGGTATCGGAAAAAACAAAGGCCAGGGATAGGTTAAAAAAGAGACTGCAAGATGAATGGTCCAAATACATGAAAGAAGTATATCGGGAAATGGGATTGTATTACTGTTGGATTACCGGACATTCTACTTTGAAAAAAGGAATATTCGGCCTGCACGTTTCCCATTATTACGCCAAGGGCGAAATATGGCAGCTCTGGTGCGACCCAGTCAACTCAGGGCTGTCTATTTACGATCAGAACGTAAACAAGCCTCAGAACGTAACCGCAATGCGCCACAAGATGATTGAAGTGTGGGGCGAAGATCGAGTGAAAGAACTTGACGAAAAAGCGGAAATGTACCGGAACAGAATTAAGGCAGGGATTGACCCGAAATATCCAACTGACATTTGGTTAATGGGAATGATTAAAGAAATCAAGAAATGAAAATCGAGCAGCAACTAAATGAATTAAAATCGCTACTGATTAATCAGAACAATAGCCTCATGGATTTGAAGCAAAAAGTTTCCGATATGAAGATTTTGAATGAGCATTTGTGGAAAAATATTAATCCGAGTGGTGAGTATTTGACCCGAAATGAAGCTGCAAAACTACTTAAGTGTTCCCCTGCTAAGATTTCAAAACTTGCTGAAATGCACCCGATAAGAGACGAGACAATCAGGACCAAGAAAAACTATATTTTATCGGAGGTTTTGAAGTATGGGAAAAATAAAACGAAAAATATATTTAAAATATACTCAAAAGATATTACAAAATTAAAGCAAAATATAAACAAATGAAATTTGAAACGTGGTGCGAAGATATATTCACAAATCCGAAAACAAAACATATTTTTTTCAACAAAAATTAATTCAATTATGTGGATAAAAATATATTAAGAATTTCCATATATCAAAAAATTCATTATATTTTTGTAGTGCCGAAACATAAAAAGTAAACAGTTAAAATGAAATTAAATTTATTAACTTTCTTTAGATTAAGCCGCTCAAAAAGAGAGCGCGAAGACAGGTGCCGTCTGTTGTGCCTGGGCAATCCCAACAGTGGGGCTTCTTCCGTTCTCTTCTTGGGTGGCTTTTTTATTTTATAGATGGAATATTTTCAACACGATTACAATGTAAGAAGTGACGATAAAATAAAATCACTTATCAGAAAACATGGCATGATCGGTTACGGTGTATTCTGGTCTATTGTGGAAGATTTGTATAATAATTTAAACGCAATAAAATTAGATTGCGAAGGCATTGCTTATGACCTTAGAGTTGAAGAAGATTTGGTAAAATCTATAATACATGACTTTGGGTTATTTCAAATTAATGGAGATTATTTTGGCTCAACTGGTGTTGAAAAAAGGCTTTACGAGAGGGATATTAGAAGCAAGAGAGCGTCTGAAAATGCCAATAAAAGATGGGAAAAGAAGCAAAAGGATTGCAAAAATGATGCAACGGCATTGCAAGACGAATGCAACGGCATTGCTTTAAAAGAAAAGAAAGTAAAGGAAAGTAAAAGAAAAGAAAGTAAAGTAAAGGAAATTAAAGTAAAAGAAAAAAAAGAAAAAATTGTCGTCTATCCGCCTTTAGAAGAATTTAAAAAATATTTTGAAGAAAACGGATTTGACTTGCGGGTTGCCGAAAGGGCATGGAAGGGTTACGATGCAGCGAACTGGCACGACACAACCGGAAAAAAGATTTTAAACTGGAAGCAAAAATGTCAAAATGTTTGGTTTAAGCCAGAAAATGAAACCAAAAACTCCGGTCCTCCAAAAATTAATCCTCAACATGACTTCTCAAGCAAAATTGTCGGAGACGGACAAACAGAAAAGACCAGATTAATGGCAATTGAATTCAAAAAAAATAATCCTGACAAAGTTTACAATCCTCAAAAAACCGCTTCATGAAACATATCGGAGAACTAATCGCTGAACAGATTGGGCAAAATTCAAAAGTCGAAGGTCACAACTATTCAGCAAAATTATGGGACAGCCAAAGAGTCAACGGAGTGCCAGAAGTGGTTACAACGGAGCAGGAAAAAAAGTATTGGGAAAGCGTTTATAACATTGAGCCAAGAACATTCACGGACTTTGAGCAGCAACAAATGTTTTTTCAAGCATACCGACAAGTCCTTGGAGTTGGAAAAGAAATTTCTGAATCGGACTATTTGGAAAAATCCAAAAATGATTTAGAGCTGGTCGATGCGATCAAATGTATTTTGAACTGGTATTTCAAAGCAAAAGAATTCAAGAAGGGAGGGTTTTTTATTTATTCAACCCCAGGAGTGGGTAAAACCAAAATGGTAAAAGCATTGAGTTTACTTTCCAAATACGTTGCCAATTCCAAAAACATGGGGCGCATTGAATTTTGCGACATTGCCCGGATGATTGGAAAACACAATACCGGAGATCATCAGGACTTTAGTTTTTTGACCAATGAAAATTTGATTATTGACGATCTAAGCGAAAGGGTAAACAATGTTCAATCCTTTGGGTATAAATATTCTCTGGCTGAAATTTTCGAGAACAGATACAACGTTTGGCAAAGCAACGGCAAAGGAACTGTTATCACAACTAACATTTTCCCATTCAAGTCAGAAGGCGTTATGTCGCTTCAGGAAATTGTCGGAGATAGGGCTATGGACCGCATTAAGCAGCAGTACGAAATAATTTTGTTAACAGGGGAAAGTAAAAGGAAGTGACACTAATGCGAAAAATGATTGTTAGGAATTATATTGAATTAAATTGCATATAAAAATATTAAAGATGAATGCAGTTCGACTCTGCTCGCTGACCGAGATTGTGGAAAATCCGATGTGCTGTTCGATTCACACATTACGAAAGTAAACTGGGAAGACGGAGGTCTTTTAATTTAAACTTAATTTAAAATAAAGAAATGGATTTTCAACAGTTTAAAAAAGAGTGGGCCGAAACAATGGTTTATAAGCCTAAAGAATTTGATTTTGAAAATACAATGCACGAACTATATATTGAGTTCAAAGATGGATTATTGACATATGGAAAAGGATTTTCTGTAAAACAATGGTGCGAGTTCTTTCATGCTGATTGCGATTTAGACCAACACTATTATATGCTTAAGGATAAAGCCTTACAAACACATCACGGAAATGGTTTGAAAGAAATGGCAAATCGCTTTAGAAAAAATAAATCATTACCCCTTATTCCTTTAATTAATAAGCCATAAACCACAATAACAAACAAACATTAAACTGTATATAAAATAAATCAAGATGAAAAACGATATCTTCAATAAATTACCAAAGCAGTTATACACTATATACAATCTTGTGCGCTGTTTTATTTCTTGGTTCACATTTGTTGGGAATGCAAATTGGTATCAAGGTATTGACAAACCTACATTATGGCAAAGACTTTACGAGTGGCGAATAGGCCCAAAAACAGCATGGACTTTGGCTAAAGGTCTTTGGCTCGATGACTATTCTAAATAGCTGACAACTACTTAAATCCAAACCTCAACAAACATTAAACTGTATTTAAAATTTAATAAAATGAGCATATTTAAAATATTTAAAAAGCCTATAATGCAATTAAATGTATTAAGGACCGAATCTGGATATATAGACTTGCCCAAAAATGTGATTTATAGATCTGGCGACCATGTTATTATAAATAACACCGACTATTTAATAGATAAAGTAAAATATCATATATATGATGGGAAAATATTTCAAATTACTTATGTAGCTAATGAGGACTAAATAGTGCCTTTAACTAAAGATGAGGTTAAATTAATGTTAGCAGTAGGGTTGCCAGTATACGGACATTAGGAATTATATTGAATTGAATTGTATATAAAATTAAGAAATGGAAAAAGAATTTTTATTTTGTGACAATAGAGGCAATGATTTGTCGCTTCGCATTAACAGCGGCAAAGCCACAACAATAAGGGTTTATAATTTTCATACTTCTGCAAGTATTAACCTTGACAAGCATCAAATATTGTTTTTAATAAAAAGATTACAAGAAGTAAGTAAATTAATGTAACTTATAACAACACCTTTCGGATACATATCCAAGAAAAAATTAAATTATGAGCGAGGATTACGGATTACTAATTTCATTCAAAGACCAAAGCGACCAGTTTACACATGGTTTTGAATGTGGACAAATTTGGGAACAGCTAAAAATGAATAAGAAGTTTGATAAATACTTATTTCATAAAAAAAATGAAGAGCAAGTAAAGTGGATGTGCCGAAGATTTCACTATTCATTTTTAGTTAAAACAATAGATGATACTTGGTGCAACTTAACTGCCGAATTAAACAATGCGTTGGCTAATTAATTTTTTATTACTTATAACCACTTAAATCCAAACAACAAACATTAAACTGTATATAAAATTATGACACAAGAAGATTTGATTACCAAACAACAAATTGAGATTGAAGATTTGAAAGCAAGGTTAAAAGAAAACACAATGGAAAGATTACCAATGGTTACAGTGGAATTTAAAAATATGCCTTACTTTAGATGTTTACTTACTGAATGGAAAGAGATGGGAGGCTATAAAGGATTTTTAAAAGAGTATGGAATTTCAATATCAAGAATTAAAAAAGTTAGAACACAAGTTTTAAAAGCAAACGAATATCCTACAAGTGCATGGGAGGGGTAATTTTTATTGCTCATAACGGCAAAGCATTGCTGTCAGTGGCGGATTAAAAAGCACAAAAGATGAATATAGCACAAAAGATAATAGAAGCACATAAGTTGAAGTTTGGCAGTTTGCCGCCATTGCAGCAATGCAGTGTTAGTGGCAGTGCTTTGTTCAATGCTGATTGTATGGATATTTTACCTCTTATTCCTGATAAATCGGTTCAACTTATTTTGGCAGATTTGCCTTATGGAACGACTGGTTGCAAGTGGGATAGTATAATACCATTTGAGCCATTATGGGAACAATATGAAAGGATTATAAGGGACGATGGAGCAATAGTTTTATTTGGTTCGCAACCTTTTTCAAGTGCCTTGATTATGAGCAACCCTAAACTTTTTAAATATGAGTGGATTTGGGAAAAAAGCAAAACATCAAACTATGTTCATTGCAAATACCAACCATTAAAGGCACACGAAAATATATTGGTATTTTCAAAATATCCTTCTGCTCAAAATTCTGCTAAAAAGAATATGGTTTATAACCCACAATTTACACAGGCTGAACCATACAATAAAGGCAAAGTAAGTAATTCAAATAATGTTTTGACTGGTGGTAGGAAAGAAAGAGTAGAGGTAAAAAGTTTAGATGGTAAAAGATACCCAAGAAGTGTTCAATATTTTAGAACTGCTGAATGTGAAAATCAAATACACCCTACACAAAAACCGATAGAATTATTAAAATATATGGTTGCGACTTATTCTGATACTGGTGAAATGGTATTAGATAATGTAATGGGTAGCGGAACTTGTCCACTTGCAGCAAAAGAGTTGAACCGTTCTTTTATCGGTATTGAAAAAGAGGTAAAATATTATGAGATTGCCTGTCAGCGGTGCGGTTTTTAGCATTACCGCTAACGTTTCGCCACTTTGCTTAGTGCGGGACTTAAACAACGAAAAATTAATTATTAAAAACAAAAATATGAAAAACAACGAAATAAACGAGAAACCCGCATTGAGCAAAATGGCTGTTAGCGGTTCGGTTATGATTACGGAAGAATCAATCTTAGAAATAGGATTTGTAAAGCATTCTGAATACACATACAAACTATTTAATAACAATGTAGTAGGTTATTTGGATGAAATAGAAGTGTTTTTTGAACCAAATGAAGAAATAAGTATTATTGTTCGTCAAACAACTTTTAATACTTCTGATTTAGATAAAAATTCAATTTTTATTAGAGATATGAAATACCTTTACGAGCTTCATTATTTGGTAGTTGTTTTAACGGGTGTTCCTTTTAACTGACCGCTAACGATGGTGCTATGAGCAGTAGCGGAATACGAGTGATAAACTTTCAAATTATAACAAATGAGTGAACGAGATACAGAACTTCAAATAACCAGCGAACCCGCTATTGCTTATAGCGAGTGTTATCGGCTGCCTTTTCTTTCTCTTTTCCACGCTGATTGTATGGAAATTATGAAGCAATACCCTGATAAATACTTTGATTTGGCTATTGTTGACCCACCTTATGGATTAGGAAGTAGAATTGTTGAAGGTGGGAGTGTATCACCATTTATTAAAGAACAAAATGCAAATGTTAAAAAATGGGATGCTTCCGTACCTACAGACCAATATTTTGACGAATTATTTAGGGTTTCTAAAAATCAAATTATTTGGGGTGGGAATTACTTTTGTAATAAATTAAATGCTTTTAGATGTTTTGTTTATTGGGATAAAACAATACACGGAAATACTTATTCGGATGGTGAATTGGCATGGACTTCATTTGATAAACCTGCTAAATATTATAGAAAGAATATAGCAACTATAACAAGTGAAGGTAGAATACACCCAACTCAAAAGGGAATAGGACTTTATCAATTTTGTTTAAAAGAATTTGCCACCGAAGGAATGAAGATTTTAGACACCCATTTCGGGAGTGGCTCAATTGCTTTGGCGGTTGATAAGGCAAACCGATTAGACAAAATGAATTTACACCTAACAGCGTGTGAAATCGACAAAGAATATATCGACAAGGCAATCAAACGAATTTCAGAGAGTATCAAACAGGGTACGCTGTCTTTTTAGGTTGCCGATAACGAATGTATATACGCAACTCGTAATTTATATATTGATATACAACAAGTTACGACTTGTTTTAATATTACATAAAATAATTTATAATAAATTGTAATTATTAGAAATAATATACTATATTTGCATAACAAAAAATTAAATCATGGCAGGAAATTTAGTAAACATTAGTGAAGAGAATTACAAAGTACTAAAAAAAGTAGATGTAATTTCTGACAAGAAGCTTACACAAGCAAGCGATAGAGTAAACGAG